TTCCATCCAGGCAATTTCCACGGGCCGTTGTGCAGCCATGTGCGTGGATGCTGGCGGAAGTCGCCCTTCGCTGGATCGTGCTTGGCGAATTGACCGTCGTCGTCGTCTATCGCATCGACCAGAGCGACGATGATGTCGTTGTAGTCGTCGACCAACGTGAGTGCCTTCTGATATTCCCGGAAGGCCTCGGTCTTGCCGGCCTTCCTTGGATACATTTCCCAGAATTCGTCCCACCCTTCGATTTCGCTCTGCGCGCGGCGATTTCGCGCGCGCGGAGAGTCTGAACGAAGTGAAGACTCTTCTTGGACTCTTTCTTGAAGGAAGGACTCTTGTGCGGTTTTCCTGACATTACCTTGTGCGGTTTTCCTGACATTTAAGATGTGCGGTTTTTCTGACATCTGCTCCAGATGTGCGGTTTTCCTGACATTTGGCGAAATGTGCGGTTTTGCCGGTTCTCCGGCGTATAAACGACCATCGGGATCGAGAATGATGAAGTGGTTCGTGTCGTGGAAACGGCGCTTCACCTCGATCAATCCCAGACGCACCAGCTTGGCAGAGGCGGTAGCCCGCGATTGGCGGGTATTGATGCCAAGATCGCGGGCGATTTCCTCGCCGGACGGCCATGTGAGATGCGCGCCGTTGGCCCGACCGACGAGATAGGCGTACAGGGTCCGTTCGGTGGGAGTCAGGCCGGGTGTTTTGAGCGCCTCCATCATTGCGCGGCTCATGCCCGGCCCTCCCCATCGAGCTTACCGGGGACAAGGACATAAACACGACCGTCTCTGCGATAGATCAGGCCGACTTCGGTCAGCCACTCCACGTCACTGTCTGCCAGGGGCAACATTTCGTCGTCAGCGAAAACGACGCGACCCTGCTGGGCGAAGAACTTGCTGACCCTGAGCAACAGATCGAATTGGGACTGGGAGATGTCTCCCGATGCCAGGGCATTCGTTCGCATCGCGCGGCTCATGCTGCCCTCCCCTGTTCAGAGGGCATGTGCACGTAGGCGATAGGTCGCCCGACCCGCTCCCGCCATAGCTCGTACAACCGCAGCAGGTTCATCAGATAATCCCGCCGCCCGTCGCGATAGGCGCGCTGCGCCTGCATCAGCCGGATGTTCCGTCGCACCTGCTCGTCGAACCGCCGGTCGATGCCGACCGCCCGACGTTGCTCGTTGACCAGATGCCGCGCCATCTGTTCGGCGTGGATTGCCCGACCGATTTCGCGGCGTATCCGGGCGGCCTTCTGGTCGGCCTCGAAGCGGGCCTTCCGCTCCGCCTTGGACGGCATGGTGGTTTCGATTGTCTGTGACATGTACTCGACTCCATCCCAAAGGGGTTGCCTTCGGAGCCGAGACGTGCCAAATCAGGGGTTGCGACGACCCTGATTGTGACGCGGCTCGACACCCGTCTCCAAAGGTTACAGCGCCCCGTTCATGCACCACATGACGGGGCGTCTCGCATTTTACGACACATCGCGCGAGTCGGGACAAGGCGTGTGATTTCAACGCATTAATCACGCCGCGCGCCCGTCCGTCGCGCGGACCTCATCCAGCGCCGCAGCCGCCTCGTCGGCGAACAACGGACTGCCCGAGTCGGGCGCCTTTTGTTCACCGCCCGACTCGGCGCCCCAGACATCCCAGCCCAGACGCGGACCCCGGGCGAACATCTCCAGACACGCCGCCGAGGGGAACATCTCCTCGACCAATTCCGCGGCCGCCGCAGGCTTGACGCTGTGGTCGCCGACCTCGCCCTGGAACACGCTGTCCATCTGCGTCCCCGGCGCAGGCGCCGGCACCGATCCCTTGGTCCCCAGCAGCAGCAACTCGTGGCACGAGCGGTTCCAATAGCCCGTGCCGGGGCGCGGCTTCACCCACACCCAATGCGTGTGGTACTCGAACCCCCACGCGTCCATCACGTCGAGCGCCTCGAGCAGCATCGGCGTCGTTGCCCACAGGAACAGCGCGCAATCCTCCGCGGCGGGCACCGTCATCTCGCAGAGTTCCTCGACGGTCATCGTCGGGTAGTGGTTCTCCGCCGCCCGATCCATGCCGGTCTCTCTCGAGTACGGCTCGAACCGCCAGGGCGGATCAGCCATGATCACGCCGTAAAGCTTGGATCCCAGCGTCGCCGATGCGCGTTCGATGTCGGCCGCAAGCTCCGTCTCGCGCGCCTCGCGCCTGATCGACTTGACGTGCTGGCGCATCAATCTGACCGGCGGTGCCTTGCTGGTCTGACGTTGCACCTCGACGGCGTGATCCAACAAAGTCCGGGCCTGCTCGGGCGGCAGCGAGGCGACGGCGCGATGATGCTCGAACGGCAGCGTATGGAGTCGACTCAAAGGGTCGAACCTTGCCGCGACCGATCCATAGGAGCGGCACGTGGCGATGGTCGGTCCCTTCCAGGTCTCGGCCTGGACGATATCAACCCGGTGCTTGTGCTTCTCGCCCGAGTTCCACCAATCCCCGATCCACCACCCGACGGCGCGTTCGGCGCGGCCCAGTTCCTCGCCGATCTCCGCCCATCGTTTCTCGCTCAGGTTGTCCGGCAACACCATTGTCGTGTCCGTTACCGTCCCGCCTTTGATGCTCACCAGATCAGTCGTCATCTGTTACGTCTCCCCACTTTTCCTTGATGTGATCGAGCATGTCCTGCATGCGTTGCAGGTCGTTGTGAAAGTCGCGGATCAATTCGCGCCCGGAGCGCAGATAGTGCCGCGGCGGCAGCAGCTCGGGCGGTGCCGGCTCAACGTCGGTATAGCGATGGCCCTTGGCGGTCTCGTTGACGCGGCCCTGATTGTCGCCGATGTAGTTCGCGATGCGATGCTGATCGTCGCCGCGCAGCAGCATGCCTTTGATCAGCGCGCCATCGGACGGAGGCTTGCTCGCTGCCGTAACGTATGGCGGCGTCTCCGATGCGACATAGACCCGATGGCGCTTGCTGGGAGCGGTCATGCGACGATCGCTCCGCCGCCTCTACGGCCAACCGTCTTGCGGCCATAGCTGTCCAATGCCACGCGTATTTCCGCCGCTCGCCTTTCCGCCTCGGCTATGCGTTCGAGCATATGCTTGCTAAGCGCAGCCATCTCAGCGTCCAGGGAGGCCATCTGATTGCGCAGCGCCGCGAGCTCAGGATCGATCAGGATCTTGCCGTATGCCGCCTCGCGGATTTTTGTCACTTCGGCCCACGGCACACCGACGCACTGACCGATCGCCTGATCGCTTATCGCTTCGCCGTCAGCATTCGGCAGGTAGCAACCTTCCTTGTCGTCGAAGAACTGGTCGAGCATCCGGCGGATTTCCAACCGCTGGGCCGACGTCAGTTCAATATGGTCCCGCGGCATGTGCGGTCTCTCCTGTTCAGGCGGCGGCAGTGCCGGCACCGGTTCGGCGTATCCATCGATCACTGGAGGCTCACTCATCGCGGGAATAACCACGCTGTCGAGTTCGACCTGCCGCCGCGAACGCGACCACGCCGGTGTCTTGCGGCAGTCCGGGCAGTACACCCTGTTGACAGCCTCGCCGTCGGTATCCCATCCGCGCTTGCGCGCTTGTGCACCAAAGAAATTGCCGTGCTTGCGCGGATTGTTGTTCGCGATTTCCAATTCGTGCAAACACGAAACGCAGGTAAATCGCACCACCGACCGGCTCGTGTTTCCAACGCTGACAACGGCACTGCTGTAAGCTCTCGGTGTTCCTGATGCCATGTCATGCACTCACCTCTATCGAGTGATGTTCCGGCAGCGGTTTGGCGTTCAGCTTCCGTTTGTCGCTGAGATAGTCGAACACCTGCGGTGGCGTTTCCGGATAATCCTGCGGCACCGGCAGCTTGTTCGGCATTTCCAAAACGCGATGGCCGTACAGGTTCGGCTTGAAATAAACAGCGACGCCTGCCTCGCGCGCCTGCGCCACCAGATCGGTGATCCAGTTGAACGGCGGGCGCCATTCCGGCGTGCGCGATGATGCCGACGCGCCACCAATCACCATCCACTGAAACAGATCGAGCCGCTTGAAGCGCAGCGGTTCCAGCATGGGCTCGATCGACAGCCAGCGCACCGAAGCGTTGACGTTGGCGAACGCAGCCTCGGCGTTGTTCACTCGCGCCTGCAGATCGACCGTGGTGCCCATCCAAGTGTTGTGGGGAATGTCGAACTCAGCCATCCGCTTGGGAAACTTGGTGAGCACGAGGAAATTCCAGTTGGGCGCATTGCGGATCGAGCCCAGCACGGCATTGATCCATTCCGTCGGTACCCACCGTCCGAACCAATCGGACATCGAACCGCAGAACACGTTCCGCAGTCGATGATCGGTATTCGCGCCCTTCGGCACGCTCATGTTGCGTGGCGTGTTGAGCTGCACCGGCTTGAACGCCGGCGCGAAACCGTGCGGAAAGGCGTGCGCCGTGTTGCCCAGCGTGGCGATATCGCGGGCATAGCAATACGGGCAATCATGCAGGCAGCCGGTGATCGGGTTCCACGACCACTTCGCCCAATCGATGCCGTCGCCCTTCTGTTCGTTGAACGTGCCGGTCGCCGGCACCTTGCGGGGATCGGTCAGGATGGCCCGCGTGTTCTCATCGAGTTCGGTCCATTCCTTGAGAGAGACGGTAGCGAACAAGGACACGGCCCGCTCCTGCGATGCGAGCGCTTGGGCCCGTTCCGCGGCGCGTTCATCCTCGATCTGTCGGATCAACGGCCGCAACACGCGCTCAAGCTGGACTGGCGTCGATATGTTCTTGCCATCGAGCACTACATCGACGGTGCCCTCCAGCAGCGTATCGGGATGCGCGTCGTCCAGCTCGCGCAGCAGTTCGACATAACGGCCGAACATGGCGAGCATCTCGCGCACGTCGTCCAAAGACAGCAGGCCGCGGACGACTCGCTTGCCGATGCCGTCCCAATCGAACGCCCATTTGGCCTCGGGAGCGCCTTTGAACCCACGTACCATTGCGCGCGTCTCATCACGCGACAGATCATCGCGAATGACGGTCGATACCAAGGCAGACCACAGCCACGGCTCGGCTCGGTGTATTTCCACCAGACTGGCGAAATATTCGCCGAGCTTTGTACGGCCCGCCGTACAGGCTTCCGCTACCCTGGCCGCGTTGATCTCGTCCTCAACCGCACTGGCAGACCGGCCGGCCTCGCCGGCATAGCCGCGCACCGTCTTCCCGCTCTTCAGCGCGTGCATGCCACGTTCAAGCGACGTCAGTTCGCTCTGTGCGTTGGCTAATACCAACAGCATATAGGCTTCATCGTCACTCATCTCGCGCACCCAGGTCGGCACTTTTTTGAGCTCGGATTTGCGCGCCGCTTTCACGCGGTTGTGGCCAGATAAGATCTGGAACGCGCCGTTGAGTGGTCGCGCCATGATCGCGTGAGCCGCGTCGAACCCGTGCTCGCGGATCAATGCGGCAATCTGGTCGATCACGTCGGTCCGTTCTATCAGCCGCGGATTGCCGGGATGCGGTGTCAGCTTATCGAGCGGAATTAGCTGCGGCGTATCACTCATGCGGCTTCCTCCCCTTCATCATCATCGAACGACAACAGCGACGGACGCTTGCGCTCTAGCACCGACAATTCCAGCTCGTTCTGAAAATTGCCCTGCCGCTCACCGTTGACCATGTTCATGATCTGCAGCCCCTCCTCGCTGTCCCAGTGATACATTCCGAGTTTGCGATGATCGCCGGTCGGATGATTACGGCCAATCGCTAGCCAGAACCGGTTTTTGCCAAAGGTCTGACGGCTTACCAGCCAATGTCTGCGCTTGAGTTTCGTGCGAATTTCGTCCGGCGAGAGCGCCGCGAACTGTTCTTCCTTTCCCACCAGGCGGAGCTTGGAGTCTTTGCCTTGCGCCTGTGAGTACCATCGATAATTTATGTTGAGGATGATATCGATCTTCAGGAATTCTTCAGCGAACTGGATGACTTCATCGACCGGCACGCCACCGCCGCCATTCTTGGCGCGGTAGAACCAGGCGTTGGGATCGCAGAGCAGACTGCCCAGCGCGTGCTGCGGCCTGTCGCGCCGACGCACCTGTTCGGCGAACCGCCCGATGACCGACTTATTATCCTCGCAGAGCAGCGAGAGGCCGGATTGCGGCAAATGACCGTAATGGACTAGCCAATGTTCCAACTTAGCGATCGCAGCGGCGTCGTAATCGCAGAACCAGGCATAGACCGGCATTGCGGTAAGTTGGCGCTGCGCCAGCTCACAGAACACCATTGGCGAGCCAGGACATCCGGCGATTTCATTCCAGCCCGAACCGGCATTGAGATCGAGATGGAAATACGGCCGCGTCTGACGCCATGCGTTTTTCTTGGCCCAGAAGTTGGCCATTCTCATGCCGATCGACTCTGCCGATCCGATTTTGCGCTCTTTGTCGAGCGTGCCGTCTCCCTGTCCCTGCTTCACAGCGTTTCCCCCTCATCCATCATTGGCAGCGTGCGCGCGACCAGCACGCCGCCGCGGCGCCGCGGATTGGCTTTCAGAGCCAATCGATGTCGCTTGCCGATCACCGCCCGCACCGTGACACCGAGGCGGTCGGCGATCTCGGGATCCGTCAGCCCCTCGCGCACCAGCCGGCGCAGCGAGGCGGTACGCTCGTCGGACCACAGATTGTCCCAGGGCATCAGTTCACCCCCGCGAACAGCGGACCGGCGGCCGGACGGATGCCGAGCCGTTGGCGGCAGTACCAAAGCCACAGCAGCGCAGAGTCGCCCGCGTTATGGTCCGGCACACGCCAGCCCATGCGCAGGCAATGCCTCAGCACCTCGCGTTTGACGGTGTCCTTGGCGAAATAGCGCCGGCCCATGATGTCCGCGCGCACCGTGCCGGGATCGACCTCGAAGATCGGGATGCTGGCGTTCCACGCCTCCATGCGCGCGATGCCGCGCAGGGTGAGCTGCTGGGCGGTGATCATCAGCGAAGTGTGGGCGGGCAGCGGCAGCGGCGCTTCCAGCACGAGCTGCGCCGGCGCCATGCGTTCGATCGCGTCGATCATCCAGTCGTCGAACGCGAGATAGCGCGCGTCCTCGGTCGGCTCCCGCAGCCAGACCGAGCCATAGTGTGGCTTCGGATCGCCGATCAGGCCGTAGGTCCAACCGAAGGTGCGGGCGAGGTCGAGGGCGAGGATGCCGCCAGAGCGAAAATTGGGTGCGGCCGCGAGGGCCGCCTGCTGGGCGGGTCGCGACACGGCAAGACTCCTGAAGGGGGAGAACGGTCAGCCGGGCCGCGTGTCAGTAGACGGTCGCCCCATTCTCCGTGGCGACGACCGGCCCCCGCCGTCGCGCCGAGCGCTGCCCTGTACGACGCGGCGTACGCGTTTGTCGTACGGGCTTGTTCTCCAGCGGCAGGGGATCCTGCTTGCGGCGCGGACGGCCCCTCCCCCTCCTGGCGGTGGCGACCGTCGCATCCGGGCCAAGCTCGCGGGCCTGCGCCGCCTTGCCCTTGCGCCACCAGTCGGTCCAGTGGACGTGAAGCTCGCTGCCGGGAGGATATGGGCAGTCCTCGACCGGGACGCCGTGGCGACCGGCGCGGTAGCCGGTTTCCTCGGCATCCCAGAGGTCTTGCCCGGCCTGGGTTTTTTCGGTGATGGCGAAGTCCATCCCGTCGAACAGTGACTCGGGCGTTACAGGGATGTGACGCAAACCGCTGTAGCGGATCTCGTCACGCAGGTTATTCACAACGGTTTCCGGTTCGATCTTGCCGTTCCGAATCGCGCGCCGCATGGCTTTCTCGTTATGTCCCGCCGCCTTGATCTGTTTGTAGATCAAACGTAATGCCGAGTTTTCCTCGTCGCACCTGCGCTGCTGGGCCATGACTTTGTGCATCCAGTCCAGCGCCTCGTCATTGGAGATCGCTTCGGAGGCGTTTGTAACCATGACGTTTTCCGACCTTTCGCTAACGTTTCCCGGAATTGTCGCGATTAATTAATTCGGCAAGAAAGTTATGCATCTTGTATTGAAAGGGGGTCCCGCATTAATCTCCCGGCGTGACTCGGAAAGGGCCTGCCCGACCGCTGTGGGCCGATACGGTCCGTAGGTAGTCGTAGGTGATGCCGTGGATATGTCGCACTCGTGCCGACCTCTCGACCTGTTCCCAATGCACCTGGGGGATCGATGAGCGACGCCGCCATGCCACCACTGTCTGGTACTGGACACCGCAGTCATCGGCGAGAACCCGCATTGCGGGCCACATCCGAATGATGTCCGCGAAACTCAGTATGGCGAGGGCAGTGCCTTGCCGTGACCCGGATGCCATCAGACTGCCATTATTGTGCCAGGCGCAAAATTCTGACAAGGGGGTACAGACAGTCAATGTCTGAAATCAAGACCCTCCCCCGGCCGGAGGATCGTCGCCTGATCGGCGGTCGATTGCGAAAGGCGCGCGAGGACGCCGGTTTCAAGACCGTGCGCGAGTTCGTCCTGCGCAGCGGGCTCAAATACGACACCTATTATCAGCACGAGACCGGGCGTCGTCCGCTGACGGTCGGCGCCGCGACGCTTTATGCCAGGCTGCTGCAGGTCTCTCCCGCATGGATTTTGACAGGAGACACTTCCCACCGCCCAGGGTTGTGTCGTATCGTTGGGGAAGTCGGTAACAACGGCACGGTTGTGCTGTTCGACACAGAGGGAGGCATCGATCCCGCGGTGGTCCCAAATGCGGACGAACACCTGGATATCCTGCGGGTCACCGACGACAGTGGAAAGCCGTTTACCGGCCTAAACGACTTGGTCTATTTCCGCCCTCTGCTCGGCTACAACAAGCTCGAATGCCACGGCGTCGATTGCGTCGTCCGGCTGGCGGACGGGCGCGTGCTGATCCGTCAGGTGATTGCCCAGGGCGGGAACCTCGCGACCCTGCTCGCCTACAACGGGAAACCGGAACTCAACGTCGAGATCGCCGCCGCATCGCCTGTGGAAATCGTGCGCAAGAGGCGGTCGTTGGGTCCCGTCGAGCAGCAGCTCGTCGCCGCCTGATCTTCGTCTGATCTGATCCGATAATTCAGCCGCCCTGGCGTTCACGCCGGGGCGTTTTGCTGTGCGTCCTGCCGCGCGCTTGACAGGCCATTTTGCGCGTCGCACAATTTGCACGCCACACAATTTGTGCGTGGTGCAAACAGAAAGGACGCAACAATGCCCAAACACACTGCCGCCGTGCCCATTCAACCACCCTCGCGGTTCGCCGTGCAGCGCGCCCTGGCCGTGCTGCGTGGCGTCCGCGAGGCCCTGATCGCCGACGATCCCTCCATCGCCGACGACCCCAGGCTGATGACAGATATGCTCGATGGCGAGGGTGGCAATGCTCTCGACATCATCGCCGACGACGTGCGCGCCGCCATCGAGGCCGAGGCGTTGGCCGACATCGCGCGCAAGCGGGCCGCCGAGCTGTACGAACGGGCCAACCGGCTGGACCGGCGCTGCGACACGTTGAAGCGCGGCGTCCGCGACGTGCTGCTCGAACTCGGCCTCCCCAGGCTGGAACGCGACGACTTCACCGCCTCGGTCAACAAAGGCTACCGCCACGTCATCGTCACCGGCCCCTACCCCGATGAATACGCGCGCATCACCCGCGAACCCAAGAAGAAGGAGATGAAGGAGGCGCTCGACGCCGGCAAGGATCTGCCCTTCGCCTCGCTGTCCAACCCGGAACCCGGCCTGACGGTGAGGACAAGCTGATGAGCGAGCAAGCCACAGTCACCAAGACCCGGGCGAAGGCAAATCGGGTCGCCGGCACCGGAACCCTGGTCAAGACCAACGGCAACGGCCACCCCCCGGCGCCGATCGATCTGCCCGAGGACTTCCTGCTCCGCATCGCGCGCGACACGACGATAGACGCCGACAAGCTGCGCGCGGTCGCGGACGTCTATGTCACCATGCAGGAGAAACAGCGCGCATGGGTCCGCGAGGACGACAAGGAACGCGCCCGGGTCGCCTACTTCGCCGCCAAACCCGCGATGCAGGCCGAGTTGCCGGTACTCGAGAAAACCACGCCAAACCAGGAGGGAAAGGGCAAGTACCTCGACTACGGCGAGTTGTGGGAGACGTGCTGCCCGATCTGGACCAAGCACGGTTTCACGGTCGCCTTCGACATCGTGCCGACCGATAACGGACTGATCCGCGTCAAGCTGATCCTTGATCATACAGCGGGCCATCGCGAGACCTTTCTGGCGCCCGACACGCCACCCGACACGGCTGGGCCAAAAGGCACACCCAACAAAACGGTCCCGCAGGGCAATCAAGCGACGATCACCTTCGTCCAGCGCGGTCTGCTGACGCGGGCTCTCGGCATCGGCATGAAACGGGAAGAGGACGACGGCAACAGCGGCGCGACCGGCGATCATCGCGCAGCGCCGCATACAACAAGGACCGAGCGCCGGTACGCCGACGACCGCCCGCCGGTCAATTGGGTCGATAGCACCGTCGAGCTGCTCGACGCCGCGAAGACCCTGGAAGCCTGGGAGACGCGGATCATCCAGGCGTTGCGTAACCCGCCGTCCGTCACCGAGGTCGAGGACCTCAAAAGCCGGCTGCGCGCGGCGGTCAACGGCATCCACGACCGCGCGGTGCGCAATCGCATCGCCGATGCGTTCCGTGCGGCCTCGGGCAGTCTCGCGCCGTCAGCAGAGTCCAAACCCCGAAGCGCGGAAGGCGAAGACGCCGACCGGGCCGAGGCGGCGGAAGCACAAGCGGCCCTCGAAGCGCGAATGCGTTCGTCGGCGGAAGCCCTGCGGCAGTCGCGCGAAGCCAGGGCGGCATCGGGCGCGCCGGAATGGACCGCGCCACTCAGTGACGACGAGCAATGGGCGGAGAACCAGATCAGCGATCTCTCTCTGGTCAGCGACATGAACACGTTCCTGGTGATGGCGAACGCCGCCGAGACTCAGAAGAAAATGAAGACGTTCTCCACCACCAACCGACCGCTCTACGAACGCGTGAAGGCCGCATACGAGGCTGCCCAGACGCGGATCAGCCGGGAGGCCGCGCGATGACCGAACTTGTCGACCGGCAGTTCATGCTGTCGGCGATCCTCGCGCGCGATCCCGACGCGACAAGACTCCATCTGCGCCATCTGCAGGTGTTGGAACACGTCTGCTCCGGCAACGGCGTGCTGACATCGGCAGTGATTGCCGCCGAGCTTGACATCAGCCCGGCGCAAACGTCGCGGCTGCTCGCCAAGCTGGAGAGCCACGAAATGATCACGCGCTCCGATCCACGTTATCGCCCGATGACGTGGGGGCCGACGGTGCGCGGCCGCGCGCTGATCATACGCCTGCGCACCTACGTCTCTGCGTGCCTGTCAACCGACCAAGCCGCCTAAACAGAAAGGAACAACCATGAACACGCTGAGTATCGCGCTTGAGAACCTGCGCCCCGATCCCGCCAACGCCCGTCATGTCTGCGACAACGACGTTTCCAGCCTCGCCGCCTCCATCGACCGCGTCGGCCTGTTGCAGCCCATCGTGGTGCGGCCCGACGGCGACTCCTGGCTCGTCGTCGCCGGCAACCGTCGCGTACAAGCCTGTCGTACGCTTGGTCGTACGCACATCGACGCCGTGGAATTCGCCGTGGACGAGGACCATGAGGCCGTCGCGGCGTCGGCTGCGGAAAACATGGTGCGCATGCCCATGCACCCCGTTGACACGTGGCGTGCGATGACCGCGCTGATCGATGGGGGCTACTCCCGCGAGGGTGCCGCCGACGCGCTCGGCGTCTCCCACGTCATGGCCCGTCGCCTCGATCATCTGGGCCGCATGGCGCCGCAGCTCGTGGACGCCATCGCCACCCAGGCGGAACTGCCCCAGGCGTCGATCATGCGCACCATCGCGCTGGCCCCGACCCCGGTGCAGCAAAAGGCCCTGGCGGCCGCGAGCCGGGGCGGCAAGGTCGATTGGTGGCGCGTCGCCCAGGGCTGCGAGACCACCCGCATTCCGATGACGCGGGCGATCTTCGACACCGAGGCCGCCAGCGTCACCTTCGACGAGGACCTGTTCGCCCAGCCGGACGATGACGAGCGGTTCACCACGACCGACATCGCAGGCTTCCTCAAGGCGCAATGCGACGCGCTGGACGCCAAGGCTACGGCGTCCAAGGGGCGCATGACCGCCTATGTCTGGTCGCGCCCCCTGCGCCTGCGCGACCGCATGCCGAAGGGATGGGCGGCGACTTACGACGACCCGCCGAAGCGGTGGAAGAAGGACGATCCGCGTCATCTGTTCGCCAGCGTGATCGGCGAGGGCTACGAGATCGGCGCGGTCGAGTACGTCGTGGCCGCCCCCAAGGTGGACCGCCCGGCTGCTGCGGCAACGGTCGGGACCGAGACGGTGCGCGAGCGGTCGCCGATCAGCAAGATGACGATAAACCGCCTCGCGATGATGAAGCGCGAGGCCGTCGTGGAGCGTCTGCCTCTGATCGCGGCGAACGCCAACCCCTCGGACATGCTGCGCGCGCTGTTGCTCGTGCTGACCTTCGAGAATGTCAGCCTGTGGGACAGCGACCGCCGCTACGGCACCTCGCCCTATCGCGACCTCGCCCGCCATCTGGTCGATCACGAGGGAAAGCCTGTCGATCTGTCCGAGGCGCAGCTTTGCGTCCTAGCCGCCGATGCGATCGGACGCGTGGTGAAGTTCGAGGGCGCCGACATCGCCAACTCGTCCGGCCCCCAGGCCGAATGGCTGGCGGCGATGGTGGGGGCCGAGATGCCACGCTGCGACAGCGAGGAAATCCTGAAAGGGCTGACCAAGGACGCGCTGATCGAACTGGCCCGCCAGCACGGCATATCCGAGCAGGGCAAGACCGTCGAGATCAGGGGGAGGCTGATCGGACATTTGCCCGACTGGCGGCCCGCTGACTTCGGCGCCAAGGGCCCGTCCGGCTACCACTTCGAGCGGGAGCAGGCCGACGACGAGTCCGACGATGCGGAGGAGGCTGCGTGATGGGCGAGGCAGTCGAGGACATATTGGACGGACTCGCATGCGAGGTTTGCGGAGTGTGGTTCGATGACGTGCTGGACGGGGGCGAGCCGCCCGGTCACCCGCGACGATGCGAACAATGCGAACCGACCCGGCCACAAAGCCGGGAGCGCAATCGCAAGGAACGACGACGCCGGCTGGCGGCGAGGCCGACATGAGCGGCATCGGCAGGGTGCCGGCGTGGTGGCTCACGCTGACGGGCATCTCGGCGAGCGCCGCGCTCGAACTGCTGCGCGCGGTCGAGCGCCGCGGCGTCTCCAAGAACGACCGCCGGGAGGTCGAGCGCATCTGGCACGCGTTGCGCATTGATCAGGCCATCGAGAAGACCTTGGGAGGAGCGCCATGAGTCAAACTGAACTGGTGCCGATCGACCTGCCGGAGATGATCGGCGAAGTGCGGCGCGAACTGAACTACCGCCAGCGCGCCTATCCGCAGTGGGTGTCCGAAGGGAAACTCAACTCACGGATGGCGGCTCGTCAGATCGACCGGATGGAAGCGGTCCTGAACCTTCTGATTGATCTGAATGGACCATCGCGTCCGCAGGCGCGGCGGGCGGCGTAAGCAGTGGGCGTCGGGGGAATGCCGTCAGCCATCTGGCGAGTTCCCCCGACAGCCTGTTCAACTGCCCGGCCGGCACCGGGCGTCCTCGCACCTGCGACAGGCGCTCTGCCAACGTCAGCCAATTGGATAGATCCTCGAGCGAAAGGCCGGTCAGCATTGGCGTTTCGCGGGGCAATTCCCCTGGCGCCTCGATCTCTCCCAAGTCCTGGCCGCGCTCGGCTGCGACATAAGCGCGGATCGCCTGCCCGACCCATTCGGCAACCGTCGCGTCCTGCCGCCGCGCCGCCGCGAGCGCCGCCGCGCGGTCCGCTTCGTCCATGTCTCGGATCGTCCAATGCGACGCCACGGTATCCCCGTACGACATTTTGTCGTACGCGCTCGTACAGATGTGCTACGCGTCGGGGCAAGTTACAAAAGCGACGGAACGTTCGCGCGGCTCAGGGCGGCTACCTCCCCAGGCTGACACGTCCAAGGAGTGTTGTCATGAGCGGCCCGGTCTACCAGGGGCCGCTGACACGGTATGGCGATTTACCGGCGGCGAAGCTGTGGCAAGCATGGCTGCGCGCTCGGTACAAATCGCGCCGTCCTCCCGTGATCGGCGGCAAGGTCATCGCCCTGGCGCTCGCCTGTTATGGAGACTCGATGGCATGGCCGTTGACCGAGGATATCGCGGACTATTTCGGCTGTACGCAGACATCGGTGAACTCTCAGGTCGGTCTCAACGTGCGTCGCGGCCTGCTGAGTTGGCGGGGAGAGCCGCTGTACGTGAGCCGCCTGTGGTCGCCGGTCACGATCCGCTACCTCGAGCCGTCGTCGGAGGTTCGCAAAGAGAAGTTCGATGGGGTTTGACATGAGCCGGGCGGCGGGAGTCGGATCGCCCCATGCACATCATCCGGCTCCGCGATCCCGAGCGCCGCATGGCGCGCTATCACTGTCTCTGCCTGCAAGGGACGCTCTGGCGGCAGGGGGTCGCCGTCGTCCATGAGTGGGGCCGCATCGGCAGCCCGGGCACGGTCCGCAGCGAGGACCATGCCGACGAGGCGGCGGCCAGGAAGGCGGTCGCGCGATATCTGCGCGTCAAGCGCCGGAAGGGCTACGGACCATAGACCCGGTTATCGATCCAACGGGGAGTTTCAAAGGGTTATGAGCGAGTATCCATGGGGATCGGGACGCGCGAATGCACTCCGCTGGTGTGCGCTGGAAATATGTCGCAGGGAGCATCCCGCTAATCTTTGCGACGAGCCATGTGTTCGCTGCTGGCAGGGAGCGGAAGCACAGATGCTGGAGGCGCAGGAGGTTGCCCGGTCGATCCGGCGAGCGCTGATGCGCCGGAAGGCTCCATAATTGCCGACCCGGTTATCGATCCATTGAGGAGTTTCAGGAGGTTATGAGTGAGCATCCCGAGCAGTATTTGGGCGACGGACTCTATGTGAGCTTCGACGGCTACCATGTGGTCCTGCGGGCACCGCGCGTGGGCGGTGATCACTTCGTTGCCCTGGAACCAGAGGTGATGATCGCGTTTCAAGCATACCTCACGGCTTTGGCTCGTAAGCATCCGGAACTGCAAACGCGATGGAATATGATGCGTGAGGCTGACCGCAAGACACCATAATTGCCGACCCGGTTATCGTGCCAATGAGGAGTTTCAAAGGGTTATGAGAGAGGTGCATGGCGTGGCTTACGCACACAAAGTCACCATGTCGGAGGCGGAAAGCGAGACTCAAAATGTGCTCGTCACGGATGACGGAACCGGAATCCGGCTGACGCTCACTGCTTGCTCGTATCCGGCGCGGCTCACTCCCGAGGAGGCTCGGTTCATAGCGCAGGCGCTCACGGAGGCAGCCGATCGCTGCAAGGCACCATAATAGCCAATATCGTCCCTTCGGGTCGGTGAGGAGGGTTTCGCCACAATGATCAAGGCAATCGCGCACGGCGCCAACGGTCGCAAAATCCTGGTGCTCGGCCTGAGCTTCGGCGATCTCCGCGAGGCGCCCGGCGACACGTTCATCCGCGTCGTCGACGGCAAGGAAATGGGGCTGGACATGGACGTGATGATTATCTCCGGCGAGACCGAGGCGCATATGGCGGAAACGCTGGCCGGCATCGGGCCGGATACCAAGGTCCACGTCAGTCCACGCTCGAGGAGTTAAAGACCGTGAACGATAATGACTTTCTACAATGGCTGCACGAGGCTAGCGGTTATCACTTCCCGACTGAGCTGCCCGGCGGGCGCTACGCCTGCATCAACCGGCGCTGGCACAACACACAGGTCATCACGGGCCGGATGGGAGATCGCACCGGGTTTGCTGACGCTTGGTGATACGATTCCCCCGAGCATGCCCTGGCAGGGCTGCTGGAATGGCTGGGCCGGGAAGGGGAGGGAGAGCCTGCCGGTTGGTTCCGGCACGCAGCGTCCGGCCGGCGCGTCTCCCGCTCGCCCGATGAGCGCGATGACGCCGGCAGGCGGGTGGGCGCGGTCGGGGTGACGTATGTGCGCAGGTAAGGAGGAAAATGAATGTCCGACGAGCCGACGGAAAGGCTGGAACTCAGGATCACGCCAGATCTTTGGCAGGCGATCGACCGTCTGGCGAAGGAAGAGGGCCGCCACATTACATCCATGGCACGCTTGCTGATCGAGCGGGGCCTATTGGCTACGGCGTCGCGACCGAAACCGCACCATTTAGTCCCTGTCGCGAACCGCTGGGGCCTGGACAAACCACGCAAAAGGCCACGCTACCCGCGATAACTGGCCTTATCGCGCATAACGGAATTTCGGAGTCCAGGATTGACCAACCTGATCTGGGCCGTGATCCTCGGAGGGGCCGCTGGGCTCTATATCGGGGCCGCGTTCGGATGGGCCTTCAAGGAGTGACGCCATGCCAGACAGGACGATCCTCGAGCAGGCCAAGGTGCCGACGAATGGCTGAGGGGCAGAGCCGGGACGAAATGGCCGTCGAGCGCGCGGTCGAGAGCCTGTATCGCGTCCTCGAGTTCCGCCGATGGGTGCAGAGCAACGTGCTGTTCCCGACCGTTCCCGACACCGTCGTTCACCCGCTGCTGGACCATCTGCGCGAGGCCGAGCACAGGCTTCTCGCCGCCCTTTATGACCGCGACGCCCTCGACCGCGTGGCAGCAATCAACCGGACGCTCGCTCGGCCCGGGAAAGTGTGAATGAAAAAAGGCCCCGACGGGGTGCGGGGCCAGGGAGTTCCTTTCAGGGTGAGGGCGATCTTAGCCGCGGATTACCTGCACCCACTGATGACGATTGAGCGACACGACGCGATCGACGCCGGTCGCGTCGTTGTGCAACGCAACATCGATCCGTCGCGGCATGTACGAATTGTCGATCGCGGTCACGCGCTCGCCGGCAATCTTGTCGCCGATCGCGAGCAGCCGCGCCTCGACGGTAACGGTGCTCATGCGGTCCGGGCCGGCTCGGGCATCTGGCCGCCCTGGCTCTGCGCCAACTGCTGCTGGTAGAGCTGGATCTGCGCGGTCGCCTGGTTGCGCAGCTCCATGATCAGATCGGCGACGGTCTCGAACGGCTGCTTGCCGATGATCGCGAGCACCATGTTGGCCTGCGCCATCGGCAGCGTCCAGGTGATTTCAGGCTCGGGGGGACGGGTTGTCATGCGGTTCTCCTTGGCTGTGGTCAACGCAAAGCGCCCCGCGTCCGCGAGGACGCAGGGCGGCGACGGCGGGTGTGTCAGAACCGGTTAGAAACGCCTGGGCTGCGGGAGGGACTCTGGGCGAAGCAGCGGGCGAGGCTCTGGGATGGTTTCGACCGCCTGATGCTGTGGCGGTGTCGTGTCCTTCCTGATGTGCGGGCCCGGCAGGTCGGGCGGATCGGGCGGCGGCGCTATCGGCGCATCGACCACCCTTGGGTCGGGCTGCCACGCGTGTTCGATGATGACCATCGGCTCCGGCGACTCCCGTTTGGCATCGAGATCGGTCGGCGGCGTCGGCACATCGGCCGCGTGCAAGAGTGGTGGGTCGGGTTCGGGTTCAGCCATGGGCCATCCTTTCGATCTTGTCGTCTAATTGCGCGATGGCGCGGAACAGGTGCGCCATCATCGTCAGCGGATCGAGGAACTCTTTGCCGGTGGGGCTTTCGCTGTCCGGCCCGACCACAACAGCATCGGGGATCGTCTCGCGCAGTTGCTCGACGATGAACCCATGCTCTACGTGTCCACCGCCCGCGATCCAGTCGAAGGCGTTCGTCGGCGTCGCGCAGATCGCGCGCAAACTGTCAAAAGAGCCTGCGGCGCGCACGTTGGTTTTGCGATCCAGGGTGGAGGACGGGTAATAGACCGGCACCAGCACAAAGAGGCCGTTGTTTGCCAGAGACATCAGGTGGCCGCCGCCGCCTTGGTAATTTCCGCCGCCATCCATGTGACCGAAGTTCATTTGGTTGACGACCTGGAACCCCATCGCATTGCCGTCGCCCACGCTCCATGCGGTGACGGTCGGCTGCTGCCCCGGATTGCCCAAGGACATGAGGCGTCCGTTGTGGCTCGTGATCGAATTGTTGCAATTCAGGTTGCCGTCGAACTGCCCATCGCCATACGAGCGGATGTATTGCGCATAGGCGCCGGCGCTACAGTTGAAAGTGGAGTCGATTTGCGCCGCGCCGTGGATGATCAGTCCGGTGTTCGAGATGATGTTGCCGCCGGCGAGGAACTGTCCGTTGACAGTCTCGTTGCCCCAGATCTGCGAATAGCTTGCATAGAGCTGATAGCAGGAAATCTGGCCACTGACGTCGAAGTTGGCGCAATGCAGACTGCCTGCGACATAAAAGCTGCCGTTGCACTGGCCAGACCCGTAGAGCGTCATATAGCCGTTGTTGTCGAACACGGTGTCGGCGCGCGTCGGATTGCCAGAGCCGTCCATCTGGCCGAGCCACAAACCGCTGCCATCGACCCACATCCCCTTGGCGACGCCAGCGCTCGTGCTGTAAGCACAGACCGATGGCGCGCCACCAAGGCTCAATATCCGCGAGCCGTAGGCGCGGATCGCTCCTGACACCTGGAAGTTCGCGACACCGTCGAGGAACATCGACTGGCCGCCGGCGCAATACCATGTGCGGTTGCCTGTCTGGCCGTCCCAGCTATCGAACCATGAGCCGGCCCACTGTCGGTAACGGAAGCGGCCATCCCAGAAGTTGATGAAGTCGCCGACATTCGCGAACCACACGCTCGATCGAAAGCCGGAGGCCGCGGCCACATACAGGCCGGAGTTGATGTTCAACTGTCCGCTGAGTGTGCCGCCCGTGAGCGGCAGATAGTTGCCGACGAGCGTGTTGCTCCATCCGACCGTCGCGAGCTGGCCAACATAGACGCCATCGACCGCGGCGACGACGAACGAGCTGTCCCAGCCGAACGCTGTGCGGTGCGACAGGAAGTTGCCGCCGAGGCCGGGATAGTTGATGCCCTGGCCGCCGACGCCGAGCGGTCCCGTCATCTGGCCGCCGGCGATCGGCACGTAGGGAAGCAGAGCGCCGCCCACGGTCGGCGGGCGCGAAAAGTTCACGACGCCGGTCGCGCGATTGATCGACATCGGCGTGTCGAGATAGGCGCCTGCGTCATTGAAGCTATTGATGTCGAGATTGCTGCCGGCGTTGGCTCCGACCTCGGGCGCGTTGTCGGGCAGCGATATCTGCCAGCGCGCACTCGCTCCGGTGTAGCCATTGATGGAGGTATATTGCCCAGCCTGCCGGACGAGGTTCACGCTGCCCGACTGACCGGCCGGCGCTTGGATTTGCAGCGTCGGGGCGTTGATATAGAGCGGTCCCGTCAACGTGCCGCCAGTGAGAGGCAGGTAGCCGACACCGACCGCGCCTTGCGCGACCGTCGTGATCGCTTGACGGAAGTGCGTCTGCAGCGCCGCGAGACCGCCCGGCGTGCCGTCGTCCAGCATGTCCTGATTGATTTCGTCGGACGTGAACTGGCCGATCATGTGCGAGATCAGCGAAGCCTGCCGCCACACCTTGTTCAGTTGCACGCTGAGCGCGGTGCCCGTCGAAAACCCAAGCAGCCGCGCGGTGAAGCCCGCCGAGATATAGTCGGCCTGCGTCATCACGTTCGCTGCCGGGTCGCCGGCAAACGCCAGGAAGTCGTTCGTTGCCATTCCGGCGTGTCCCCTTGTTTATGTCGTCAGGACGACGATGCCCCAGGCCGCTTCATCAAATCCGCCCAGCGGACCGCCAGATGATGCAGGCACATCGAATGCAAAGATCGGCTGCGTCGAAAGCGTCGTCTCGATGAAGTTCGTCCGCACGCCGGAGGGTTTGATGGGAAAGTCCTGCTCCAACACAGCGAGAAGCAGCGAGCTGATCAGCGCGGACGGGATCAATATGTCCATCGCCATAAGCCCCGTCGGCGTGTCGCCGAGATCCTGGATCACTATGCCAGGAAACACCGCGTCGAGCTGATCGGCGATCTGCGACAGCGTGCCATCCCACTGGTTCGCAATCGCCTGCAGCTTGAGCACCGCGCGATATGTCTCGTCGTCCAGCGCGACAAGGCCATCTGTCGGATCATACCGGCCCAGCCACACGCCCTGGTCGAAGCCCGTGCGCGGGCTGCTGCCGGGTGTGCCATCGAGACTGTCATCGAAGCTGAAGAAGACGCCCTTGATCGGCTGTTTGACGTAGCGCGTGCGGCCGATCCACTGGCCGACAACATCGAGCTGAACGCCGACCGCGGTGTCCAGATCGAAGTCCGCCGTCAGCTTTGCCAGCATGTCCTGGGCGTCGACCAACGGCTGGATCAGCGCCGCGACGGTGTTCATGAACCGCGGCCGCGTCGAATGCCATGACGTGATCAGGCCGAGGTATTCTGCTAATGTCATCGACGATGAACCGCGAGCACATTTCCCTCCTTGCCGCGCCGCTCTACGCCGCGTTGATCGTCACCGCTGGCGCCGAACGGCAGCCAATGACTGATGACTGGCACCTGATGGCGCAGGGCATTGCCGTTCGCCGCGCGTTGCAGCTATGGCGCGAGACGTTAGGAAACGGTGATGATGACGTCGCTCGCTAGACAGGTCGCTTCCTGGAAAATGCTGATCGGGATGTTCGTCGTGCCGTAGGTGCCGGTCGTCGGCGTCGCAATCGTCATCGCCGTGATGTCGTAGGTGTTCGTCGCTCCCGTCGGCATCCCCGTCGCATCGCACAGGTTCGCCGGCAGCCACAGTTTGGAATAAATCACGCTCTCGCCCGATCCCATCTCGTTGATGAAGTCAGCGACCGTTTGCGAGATCGCCTGCCCAATGATCGTTGAGTAGCCGTTCTTCGCGGTCAGCGTGATATGCACGCCGATCGGCACCGAGGTCGGGATATAGAAACCTATGTCGTGCGGCAGCCCGTAGATGTCGTTGACCATCTCGCGCGTGCTGCCATACGTGTAGCAGCCGGGCGTCTTCTTCAGCACGATCGTCTGAGCGATCTGGATCGCATCGCCGCCACGCACCACCATGCTGATGCTGTGCGGCGGCAGAGGGCCGACGCCGGGCGGCGGCGCGCTGCCGGTATAGTCATTGTTCGTGTCGTTCTCGTAGCCCTTGACCGCGATCACGCCATCCAGGCCAGCGATCGCGCCGATGATGCCGGAAAGCACCGACAGCGCAGGCAATGCGGTGGACTGGCTCTGCCGGACGCGAAGCTGCGCATCCGTCTCCAGCGGTGCTCCCGGCGTCGCAGCGGCCGGGTTCGAAGCGCTCTGCCAGCCAAGCGTCACCGTTGCGATGCGCGATATGTCTCCCGGCGGCGCGGTCACCGCGCCAAGCGTCTGACACGTCGCCGTCACTGTGATCGCCCCGGAGGGCGGGATCGTCACGGACGGCGGCAAGGCCCAGTTGTTCGATGGCGTGTCCTGCACGATGCCGTTGGTGATCACCGATCCAGCGGTGCCGATCAGCAGCAGCGCCGCCGTGGAATTCGTCGGCACATGACGCGCCATGCCGTTGATTTTGACGTTGGACGACAACCCGACGCCCTGCGCCGTCGTGGGACTAAAACTGTTGTAGACCGCAGCGCAGGCGGAGTTGACGTCGCTGAGCGCAAGCGAGAACACGCCGATCAATTGGCCGTCCTGGCTGTCGTTGGAAACAACGATGTCGCCGCCGTAGATCGCCTGAAACTGACCGATCAGGAAAGACTGGATGTCAGCGAAGCTCGGCGCGTGAAAGCCGCTCGCATCGACATAAGCCGAGGTGGGAGAGATCGTTCCCGACATTCACCACACTCCGGCTCTGATCGCGACATGGAACTCTGTGATGTCCACGCGCCCTGGCATCGTCAGATCCGCCGGCGTCATGGAGACGCGCGTGCCGCTCGTTGCAAGAATGCCCACCGTTGTTGCAATCGGCACGCCTGTCGGTGCAGCGAGCGGGACGGGCGCGGCGCGTAGCGTGATCGGCACGTCGGGCGCAGCGAGCGGGGCGGGTGCGGCGCGTAGCGCGAAGCGCAACACGACGGGAGGGGCGGGCACCACAAGACGCAGCACGGGCGGCGGTTGGGCGGGCGCTGCAATGGGCGCCGCGCGCCGCCTGACAGGCCGTGGGGGCGGCGTGACAATCGCAGGGGCGATCAAACGCAGACGCGGCTCCGGGGCGCGTAGCGCAGGCCTGGGCAGCGCGCGGGGCACGTCACGAGCGCGCGCCACTCTGCTCGCCGGCGCCGGCGCCAACACGACGAGCGGCATTACCAGCGTCCCGCCTCGAGGCGCTGGATTGCGAAGTCCCGAATATCGCTGCGCGGGCCTTGCGTCAGATCGGCAGGCGTCATGCCGATCGACGTCCCGCCTGTCACGCCGAGCTGCTGCGCGTTGATGATCGGCGCCGCCGCGGCCGCGGGAAGGGGAGGGACCGTTCCCGGCAGCCGGGCCGCCGCGAGAGCGACCGCGCCGTACACCGTGTCGATCGTCATGCGCGCCGTCCAGTCGCGCGCCTCGCCATCCATCACGGAGTAATAGTTCGCGATGCCGATCACGTTCGGCGTCGTCTGCACGCGCTCGCGTACAACGATGTCGCGCGTCGCCGACGTGCGCTCGCCAAGCACCTGCGTCGACCAGGGCGTGCCGTCGGACGTGTCAGCGAACCATTCGCCCTGACCAAGCCGCAACCGCGTCATTACCCATTGGCCGACGCCCTCGGGCTGATTAATGAAAAAGTTGCCCTGGCCTTGGCCGAACGTCATGTCGCCGTTCGCATCGAGGCGGCGGTATCTCATCTGCGTTTGATGCCGACGTAGCGCGAGACGACCTGGCGCACGGCATGACAGCCGCGGCACGGCCGGAACACGGCCGTCCACGCAGGCCGCTTTGGCGGCTGCGCGACGAATGCTGGCTTTGGGTGGGATTTAGCAGGCGGTTCGTTCATAGCTCGTCCTCATCCGAAGGAGGCGGGCGATCCGCGGTGCACGCGATGATGATCAGCATCAGCACAACGATGCCGACGTAGAGGATTTTATGACCCGCCGATCGGCGGCGGTTCGCCAGCGGTGTGACGATGCGTCGTCAAGCCGACCGAGCCGCCGCTGCCGAATTTGCCGGTCACTTCACCCTTGCATTCGATGCGACCGGTGACCGTCACCTTCGGGCAGTCCAGCACGATCTCGTTCGCGCTTTTGACCGTCACCTTGCCGCCCTGCGGATCAAGCTCCACGAGCAGCATACCGTCGTCGCTGCGGAGCTGCACCGTCGTCGCGGAAACTGGCGCTCCTGAGTTGCGCAGCAGGTCGGAGCCACCGCCCGGTACTTTGGGCTGACTGCGTAGCCCGACATGGGCGACGGCGTCCGTGATGTCGTGCATGCGCCAGTCGCTCGGCTTCTGGACGCCTCCCTGCTGGTGCCAGTTGTCGATGCTGCGCTCGCTGAAAGACAGCCAGCATTCATCGCCGGCCTTGACAGGGAAGCTCAGCATGTGGCCGCCGCCGCCAGGGAAGTGCACGGGCACGTCGGGGATGTTGGCAATCGTCAGCGGTGTGATCGTGCCGTCCGTGTTTCTTTGGAAAGCCTGCAGCGCGGGCTGGACGACAGCGGTCAGCTTCGTCGCGTCGTAACTGACGATCACGCCCGGCATCCCGGTGTGGATTTGCGACTGGCGGCCGTCCAGATGCGTCTGCGTCGCCTCGAACTGATCGATGCCGCGTTGCCGCCATTCCAACGGAGGCGCTGAACCGCTCATGTCTCTGTCACCCAGTACACGTGACTGCCCGTGCCAAGATTGGCGAAGGTGGGCACGCGCGCGCCGTGCGCGTCGCCATCCGTCGCGACGAGCATGATGCCGCCCAGCGCGAGATATTCGTACTGGGCCAAAAGGTCCGCGCCGATCACCAGAGGAATGCCGCAGACGATGGGCGCGCCGTACGTGTCAGCGATATCGACCGTCCAGCCGCAGCCGCCGGCGGCCGTCGTGTCGCGGTAGACGAACGTGAGCTCGTAGCGCACGCCAGACAGCACGATGCCGAAGTTCACCGGCGAGTTCGTCAGCGGGATCTCGGCGTACTGAAAAGCCATCAGAACAGCCCCGGCAGCAGGCCGTGCAGCGCTTGCATGCCCTTCTGCTTCAGATCGGCGAGCGGCGTCGATGTGCGCTCCGTTGGCGTGTCCGTCTTCTTGTCAGGCGCAGCAGTCGTCGCCTGCGTGGACTCTGGCTTTGCCTGATCGGATTGCGCGGGCTGTGTCGTCGTCTGTGTCTCGACGATGAACACTTCCTGCATGTGACACTCGATCATCAGGCTGTATTCGGTCGTGTGGTCCGTCCGAACGCCAAGCTCGACGATCACCATGTTCTCGTAGGTACGCTTGCCAGTCGTCAGTTGAAACGGCTGGACGGGATTGCCGCCCTTCGCCGCTTCTTCCTTGTCGTATTGCAGCTTGATCAGGCCGTCGTAGATGTCCCTGACGCGCTGCTCCGTTGCCGATGACAGCAGTCCCTTGCCGGCGCCCAGCAGGCCGCCGCCGATGTTCTCGAAGCCGCCTCCCGCCTGAAAGCCCTGGACTGCTGACCCGACGGGATTGGCGTTCGTCCAGCCCATGCGCATCGTCACCGTCGCAGGCAGCTTGAACGCATGATCGGAGACGGGCGATCCGCGCGCGACGGGATGCTGCGTCACCTGCAACCGATCGCTGTGCTGCTCTTCAATCGTCACGTCGGGGATTATCGCCCCGACCCTGCGCGTGTTGCGGATGAACGCGGGCATCAGTCCCGCAGCGGACAACCCTTGCTGCGCGAAGGATGCGCCTGTGGAGAGGCCGGCGAGCAGTCCGCTCATGCGAGCCGCGACTGTGAGTAGCGCGTCTGGAAGTCGAATACGCGCGTCATCTCAGCATAAACCTTGTGCCCAGCGAGAGTCGGATCGGGCGACTGCACGACGATCGAGGCGGTGTTGTTGACCGCAAGTTGCCTGCCGCCCGGTCCATCGGCAGCGGAAGTCTGTCGTCTTGCGTTTGACGGCAGCCGAGAAATTTCCAAGGTGGAGCGTCCGTGCTGCCATGGATCTGCGGCGCGAAGATTGCCCGACGATGCCTCATAGAACCCGCCCCAATTGTGCATCGCCAGCGCCTCGCGCCAGCGCGCGAATGCGGGATTGTTATTTAGTTCATAGACCATGAATTGGAGCTGCGTTTCCCGTTCCCTGGGGTCCATCTTTCGTTGGTTGGCGAATGCTTCGAGCGCTTTGTGGCGCGATCCAGTCCATTGCGCCAATCCGACCGCATCGGTCCCGCCGACATCATAAGCGCCGCCACCGAACCGAATGTCTGAGCGCAGGCCACTCTCAAACTTCATCGCTGAAACGATCTCGGAGGCTTGCTCTGGTGGGATGTTCAATCGCTGCGCGATATCGTCGCGCAAGTCCGCCGCGCTCATCGCCTGCTGCGTCGTCATCGGACCGCCGCCAGTCAGCGCGCTGCCTGCCTGCGCGACGCCGCCGGCCGCTGCCGCTTGCTCCGGCGTCAACCCAGCCGCCAGACCTTCTGATGCGTCCTGAAACACCATCTCATTGTGTCGGATCAGCTCGCCGATGCCTTCGGCGGTTTCCTTCCCCCACTTTCCGATGGTTTCAAGGATGCCGATCGTCTTCTTATCCGTCTTGGTGACGGGAGCCTTCGTCTCATCCACGGTCCCATACGCAGGCCCAGACGAATTGTCAGTGGAGAACAGAGGGAACGTGCGTTTCAGCCAACCACCGATGCCCTCGGCTATCGTTTTGCCGGTGATCAGTCCCGGCTCCGGCCCTTGCCCCTCGCGCGACTTATCCGGCGCTGGCGGCGGCTTGCCTCCCCATGTCCCGCCTGTCGGCCTGCCATACTCATCGACCACCGGCGCGTTCATATGACCAGCAAGGCCGCCGAGGCCGAGCATCGCAAGAATTCCCGCCAGCACTCCGCCGCCAGCGGTCGTGAACAGCAAGCCGAGTCCTCTAACTGCCCATGAGAGTCCTCGGATCGACCCGGTAACCATGTTGACCTTGGGAACAAGTCCAAGGAAGAAGGCGGCAATGCCAGCACCCAGGAGCCACTCGAAGGCGCCCTTGAGGCCCGTCATGCTCTCTACCCAATCGTCGAACTCCTTGACCATCGGAGTCACGGACTTGGCTATCTTGTCGAAACCGCCCCAATCGAATGCCGTCTTGACCGTGCTGCCAGTCTCTTGGTTCTTCTGCCATTGCTGGTAATCGTCCAGCGCGAGCATAAACAATGTGAACAACGCGAGGAACCGCCCGAGTGGCGAGGACAGCAGTTGGATGCCGACCTTCAACGCGAGCATTGCTTCCGCCGCGTCCTTGACCGCAGGCGGCAGCTTGCCGATCCAATCGATCGTGTTGATCAGCAGATCGATCCAGGTGCCCAGCGCGGTGATGAAGCCGCGCAGGAAGGCAATCGCATCCGGTGCGTAGCGGATGATCAGATTGAACAGCGCCTCGAGATGCGGCTGCATCTGCAACAGCGACTTGTTCAGCTTGTCGATGTCGGGACCGATCGCGGTGAACAGGCGAAGTGCGAACTTCTGCGTCAGCGTCTCGAAGAACAACCCCATCGTGTTGAACTTCTGGACCATCGCGTTGGATGCCTCGCCGTAGGCATCCGTCTGTTGCTTCAATCTGCTCCTGACATCGCCGCGTGAGCCGCCTCCGCCGACACCCCAGATCTGCGCTTGCAGCCTTTCGTTCTGCTGGGCGTACTGCGCATAGCGAGGATCGGCGATCGCGCGCATCTGGCGCTCGTCCAATCCCATCATCTGCGCGTATTGCAGCGCGATCGCATAGGCGGTCGTGCCGGGGCGGTTGGCGCCCATCGCGGACAGCCGGCGCCCGAGCTGCTCAAGCTGCAGGTCGGTTTCGGTGGCCGTCACGCCAAGCGTGCGCATGAAGCCCGTCGCGGCCGCGCCCATGCTGCGCTGCCATGAGCCGAACCGCTCCATCGCCGACTGCGCCTCCGACGTGGAGACGCCCAGGTTCGCCATCGCGAAACTGGCACCTTGTATGGCGGCGATGGACGTGTTGAGCCGCTGGCTCGCCCAATAGAGCGCGTCGCCGTGCTGCGCGAGCTTCTTGGTGATCTCCACCAGGCCGACCGACAGGCCGACGAGTTCCGTCGTCACGCCGCCGATGGATGACGCGACGCGTTTCAGATTGTTGAGGAAGTTCTGCTGGCTTGGCTGGTCGATCGTGTATTTGACGTTGACCAGGAATTCTTCGAGCGTCTGTGCCATCGTCTTAAGCCGACGTTGTCAGTTCAGGCTTAACCGGCTTGATCGGCGCGGTCATCATGTAGGTGAACCACGGATTGCCGCGGTTCTCGCCGATGTGCTGCACGCCGCCCACTTCGTAGAACCCGCTCTCGTTCAGGCCCATGCGCTGAATGTTCAAGCGCTGCGCGTCCGTCGGCAGGTTGTCCGCGTCACCGGACGGACTCGCCTTCTGCACGACGAGATCGCGCTCATCGATATGGATGCGCCGCCCTGGCCGGATCGCGAAGTTCAACAGGCTATGGACCTCAACGCCGCCGTCCCGCGTCTGTGCCGGGACGTCCAGCATGCCGGACTGTGAGTTGAGCACCGGCACCTGCTCCGTCGCGAACGTCTCGAACTCCTTCAGGATGTGCAGCTTGTTATCGTCGTCGATGTGATAGTGCGCGCCAGCGGAGCGCACGACATCGCGCAGAACGTCGCTCGCCATGCCGAAACAGACGCGCCCACGCGGCGCCTTCTCCTTGCCAAGATCCGTGATGTAGCCAAGCCCTATACCGTATGGCGCCATCGCCGCGGCGCACGCATTGACGACATCCCGCTGCGTCGCGCCGGCGGGAAGCGTCGTATTGACGACTGCCTGGGTGACCGCCTCGTCGCCCGTCGCAGCGTGCAGCTCGATATACGTGTCCGTCGCGTTCTGCCGGCCGTATTTGAACCATGCGATCGGCCCAGCGAAGATTTTGCCGTATTGCTGCGATGGCGCCTGGTAGCCCGCCTCGAGCAGCACATGCGTCAGCGTCTTTTGCAGCCTCGCGACCAGGTTGCTGTCGATGTTGTAGATCGTGATGCGCGCCTTCCACAACGTCTGGCCGAGCTGCTTGGAGACATCGAAGTTGAACGCGAGTTTCGACAGATCAACAGCGTCCTTGCCGGACTGCGTGCCGACCGTCAGGTTCCACTTGCGCATCCACAGCTTGCCGGCGCTGTGCGGATCGAGCGGCATGTCGGGACGCTGGACTGACGACGGGGCAGCGATCGCCGACTTCGTCGCGCCCTTGCCGATTTCCCCTGGCAGCAACGGCGCAGGCGGGCCGGGAACGCTCGTGTCGGGGAAGTTCAGATCCCCGCCGCCAGCGATAGGCCCGCGTGGTGCTACGACCGCGCCGCTCATCGGCGATTGTGCTCCGCGTAGGCGTCCTCGGCGCGCTGCTCGTTCTCTTCCTGGGCGTCGATGTAGTCGTTCGCGACCGCGATGATTTCCAAATCCAGCGTGCCGTCCACCAGGCCCTCGAGGCGACACATGCCTTTGTAGACAGGTCGCATCAGGAAATCTTCTCCATCTGGGAGGCCAACCCACTCAATCCCAATGAGGGCGTCTGGGGTTCGGCGTCGCCAGGTACGTTTGGGAGCGCCAGCCCTGTAGCGAAAAAACCCGACAGGTTCTCCTGGATCACGTTCCACGCGATGTGGACGAGCTCCGTCAGGTCATAGTCCTCGAACTGCTCGCGGCCTGCCGTGGGGTTCCACAGGTCCATCCATATCTCGCCCTGGCCGTTCGCGCCCGCGCGACGCTGCACGCCGGCGAGGCATTGGTTCACGAGATCGTCCACCTCGTGCTTTTCCATCGAGGCGAAGGCGCGGAAGAACGGCCCCATGAACATCAACTGGCGCGCGGATGCGTTCTGGCCTTCCTCCGGCGCGGTGACCGCGAATTGCACGAGCGGCCCGAACAGCGGACCGACGCCGCGCAACAGATGCAGTTGCGCGCGCGCGTTCAGCCGCTTGGTGCGATACGTGTGGCCGCCGACTTCGAACTCCGGCATGGGCTACGCGCTCCCAGCCGTGCCGTCGCCCAGGATGCCGTCGATGGATCCAGCATCGAACACCCACTCCTGCGTGCCGCCCTCTTTCGCATAATTGACGTTGGGCCAACGCTGGAAGGCGCATTGACGGCAACTGATCTGATCGCCGCGCGCCGGGTCGCTGATGACGATCGTATTGTTGCCCCACAACGCGGACGACACGCGCTGCAGGTCGTACATCATCGCGAGCAACTGGTTCGTGCCGGATGTCTTGAGGAACCTGATCGTCACGGTGCCGCCGTTTCCGGCATGGAGGCTGTGCATCACGCAGCCGTCCGCACCGATGGTCATCGTGTTTTTGTTCTCGACCATCGCAATGCTGATGCCTTCTTCGGCATTGCATGAGCCGTAACCGAGCGAGAACGATCCGCCGGGCCCGACAATCGTCGCGGCCACGTCCATGAAGCTGTAGGTCGCCATGTATGAGCTCCATCTGAGGGATGCGGCGCCTCACGGCGCTGCGGTCGCCTTGCCCAAGGGCGATGTATGAAGGGGCTTAGAGCGGCGGCAGCGTCACTTTGCCGACGCGTGGAACAGACTTCGGCTTTGGTTTGGCGGGCGCGCGGTGCCTGTCGTTCAGGCCCATGCGACGCAGCTCGCGCGAGATCGCCTCGTTACCGCGACCCAATCGCTCGGCCATCACGTCGTAGGTCAGGCCTTGCTCGCGCATTTTGCGTAGCTTCGCCCGTTCCTCATCGGTCCAGTGGTTCGTGCGTCCCATCGCATCACCACGTAGCGAATTTCAGTGCCGCCGCCTTCATCGCCAGCGCCGCGCGTTCCTCCGCGGCCGGCTGCAAAGGCTGGATCCACGCGAGCGCCAGACCGCCGACGGCAACGCCGAGAATGGGCGGCACCGCGACCAAGCAAACGCGGCGATAGCCTTTGACGGCCATCGCCTTCATGTCCTCGTTCAGCGCCTCGCCAGCGTTGACGCACGCCACTTCATTGTTGAGAAATTTGACAACCAACGGCATCGAGGACTCTGGCAGGAGCGCTTGCTGCGGACCGGAGCTGGGGATCCAGCGGTTGCCGTCACGATCCACGCCGACGCGGTCAACCAAGATATTGTCGTTGATATTGGTCTCGATCAGTAGCGCATAGTCAGCGCGCGTGTCGCGCAACAGCCGGTCGGCGTCACGCAGGAATACGGGAGAGTCCAGCTCCGCCTGTTCATGCGCTTTGTGCAGGATCGCATCGGCGATCGTGCCACGCTCGAGATAGAGGATGTATCCGAGGCCGCCGAGGACGAGCAGGACGATGACGACGATGGCTTTCCAGGGACGGTCCATGAAAGCGAGCAGGCCACGGAACACCGATGCGGCGGTGAGCTTTTCCTCCGGCTCCGGCGCCTTGTCGCTCATTCGATAGCGATCTCCACGACGTAGAACATATCGCCGTCGTTGACCGCGTTGCCGCTGCCGCCGCGGTATCTGATCACGCGCTGATGCACGGGCTGCCCGCGCCATTGATCGGAAACGAGAAGTCCGTCGCTGTTCTCGCTCAGCAGCACCGCCGTGTGCGAACGCCCGTCCGTGTGATTGCCGTACAGTCCGTTGGGATCGAATGTCGCAATCGCGGTGCCAGGCGCGCACCCGCTGCCACGCACCGGATCGCCGCGCCGCCAGAGTGACGTGTGAGGAAGGCCGCAGACCTCCCTCACATACGCCACGCAATGACCGTCCCCGACCACCGTGCCGGAATGCCGGTGATGATCGGTCGCGGTGTAAGGCACGTCAGCCGCGCTTTGGCTGCGCTTCGGGAGGCAGGCCCTGATCAGGATGCCCCGGCACTGGCGGCAATCCCTGATCCGGGTGCCCAGGCACCGTGTGAGGCGGGTAGATCGGATGCGTTGGCTTCAGGCTGCAATCGATCGTCGTCCAACGATAACCGACGCCGACGATCCAGCAGAACACCGTCAGCTTGCCCGTCACGCCCGGCGGCAACGGCGGATAGACCGCGCCGGGAGGCAGCACTGGCAACTGCTCCGCTGTGCCCCCGCCGCCGCCAGGACGATAGATCGGATGCTCCGGAGAGACAGGAACATCGATGCCATAGTTCGGATCGACCGGACGCGGCGGATGCGGCCACACGGTCGGCGGCGTCGGTAGGCCATAATCGGGATCGACGGGATAGGTCGGGCGTGGCGGTCGAGCGATCGGATGCGACGGACGCTCGCCAGTCGGCGGCAGCGGATGACCTGGCGTTACCGGCGGCAGAGGGATGCCGTAACCCGGATCGACCGGTCCCTCACCACCAGGGAGTCCCTGATCGGGATGACCGCCTTCATCGACGCCATACCCAGGATCGACCGGCCCTTCAACGCCGGGGAGTCCCTGATCGGGATGTCCACCACGGCGAATGCGCAGAAAGCCACTAACGAATGGCATAGGCTACTCCTTCATGTTTTAGGTTGTAGACACGGTCATCCATACGCTGTCGCCACGCGATTGCGTGTGACTGTATGGGGTCGTTTGGATTATCTGTTGACGTTGACGATGACGTTGGCGAAGTGCACCGCGCCCGCGAGTTTGATCGCGCATTGGATCGTCGGCGCGATACGCTGCTCCCTGATCGCCTGCGGCTGCGCCTCGACCAACGGCGCCCAGACATAAAAGCCCTTTGGCAGCATTTGGCCGTACTGGATCTGGCCGAAACCCGGCGCATTCCACTGCCCGGGCGCGACCATGCCGTTGACGACCGCCTGTTGCAGCGAGGCTTCCACGGTCGCGACAATGATGTGCACGCCTTGGTTCGTCTGCGGGATTTTCGTTGGGCTGGTGTAGAGCACGTTGAACACATCCGTCTGAATGCGGTTCGCCAGCCAATCGACGTTGTGCCGCTCATCGAAGAACATGCCCGAACACATGACACCCTCTTGGATGATTGCCGCGTCGTTGCTGTAGGTGACGAACACATTGGCGCGTTTCAGTTTCAGCGCGGCCGCCTGGTTCTCTGTCAGAACTTCCGCAGCGACCCCTGGCTCCTGCTTGAATTTCAGCGTGATCACCGTGTTGTTCGCCTCGAAGTCCACGGTGAACGCGCGGGCATACATGCTCGCGACCGCATAGGGACTGCTGCTGCTGAATTGGCCGAACGAGCGCGTGTAACCCAGCGCCCTCATCTGGGAGAAGATGTCGTTGATCACGACAGGATCGAGCGCGGCGGTGTCCTGCGACGTGAAGCCAAAGATCGAGACAGGATCGCAAGCCTCGATGTACTCCGCGACGTTCACATAGTCCGTCGTCGTGATGTCGTTCGTCAGCGCGAACTGCAGGCCATACCATTGCGGATGCGCGCGCAGCGCGACCGCACATTCCAAGGCGGTCTCGGCCGCGATGCCGTTGACCGGCGCGGAGGCGCCCGTTGCCTGCGTCAGTTTCAACGGCGTGGAAACGTCCTGGCCGATGCCGGCAGAACTCGCGTAGCTCAGTGACGATGTCGGCCCGTTGGAGATCGCCTGGATGTGGAACCGCGTGCCATCGAACCAACACGACGCGCCCTGCAAAGCATTGTTGATGATCGTCGCCGCGCCGTTCAGGTTCGTCACACCGGAGAAGTCCATGCCCGTCGTGCCGTTGACGGGCGCCTGTGCTCCCGTCGCGGAGCTGAGTCTCAACTCTTGGGCAAGGTTGGTGCCTGCCGCGCCGACAGTCGCGTAGGTGATCGTCGATGTCGTGCCCGTCGTCGCGCTGCGGATGACGAAGGCACTGTACGTCGTGCTCCACGTCGCGCTGCCGGACGTGCCCAGACCGGTGTCGATCAGCGCCGCGGCGGCCTCGAGGAACGGCAGCGTGTCCGTCTCGGTGATCGTCGTGAAATCGATTGGCCCTACCGCCTTCGCCGTGCCATCGATCGTGATGCTCATCTCGCCGTCAGTGACGCCTTGCAGCGTCGTCACCAGCGCATCCTGATCCGTCGTGGAGAACAGGCCGCCGGTCAGATGTGCCGAGGACGCCTGGACGGTCCTTGGTGTGCCGTCGATCGTGATCGCCATCGTGCCGTTGGTGACCAGTTTCATCTGGCTCAGCAGCGTCACCTGCTGCGACGGCGTCAGGATGCCGCCATGCAGCACGGCGGACGTTGGCGTCTGCGCGAAGCGGCCGACATACAGGATCGCCGGCCGTGGCGACTGACTGAAAAACAAATCGGCAGCCAAGTATTCCGGCGCCGTTGTGCCGAAGTCCGCTGCGACACCATCGAGCGTCGCGTATTCGCGCAGCCGCTCCGAAACATCGACGACCGCGGAAGGCCCAGCGATGCACAAGGCGCCGAAGTTGCGCAGCGGCACCGCCAGCGGCGACATATTGATCGTGACGTCTACAACGTCGGAGACGGACAAGCCGGGCATGGCATTGCTCCTTGGGGGCCGGATGCTGTTGGTGAGAGTCGTCGCGCCCCACTTCGTCGCGGGGCTCGTGCTGGACGATCAGGATCGCTGCGTGAGAGCAGCGCCCATCCTGCGGTGGACGCTTGGCTGGCGGCGCGAGGACTTGCGCGATGTGTTCGAGCAGAAGCGGTGGCGCGCCTCGGTGATCTCGCGGTTCGACGCTATGGACGGACCACGGTGTTCGGACGCACCGTCACCGTCACGTCGGACGTAGAGCCGTCCAGTTCGCGGTGCACGACGATGTCCGCGCCGTCCAGATTGAGCACGGGGTAGGCGCGGTCGATCTGGCCGCGCATCTCGAGGCGGATGTCCAGCCGGTCGATCCACTGCTGATTGATCAGCTCCGCGTTGCGCGCGAGGTCGTGGACGGAAAGCAGCTTCATGCCGACCAGGTGCATCGGCTCCCAATTTTGCGGCACGTAGAGGCCGTCGCGGAATGCGCCCGCCAAATCCTCTGCTTCCGGCCCGTAGAACGTCGCGACGACGGTCAGCGTCGCGTGGCGCTGCATGCGATCCACGCCTGGGCCGGGAGCGCCGGGAAGCTGCGTGACGCTATCGTGGACGATGTAGGGGTAATCGTCCGCCTCGACATGCGTGATGCCGATCGCCGCCCATGTCGTGTCCGCTGAGGGCTGCGCTGGCGGCATGGGCTGCCATCGCGGTCTCACCAGTGTCCCCGGCAGCGCGGTCAGCGCGACGACCGCCTGTTGCAGAGCGGCGGTCACTTCCCGCCCCGTGGGCGGCGGCGTCAGCACTTCCGCGATATAGCCGCCCGTCGCGGATGTGTTGCCGCTCATCGCTGCCACACACCGGCCTTGCCGCATCTCGGGCAGCACGGCCCGGGCGCGAAGGCGATCTTGCAGTCAGAGCAATACCAGAGGCTCACCAGAACCTCGCGTCGCTCTCCATTGCGCGCAGCAGCAGCCATAAGAACAGGCGCGACATCACGTCGGTGCCCAAAGTTTTCTGCGTCGCCAGATGCTCACGCAGCCCTTCGATGCTGCCTTCCCATTTGCCATCCGCATGCAGCGTAATCACCAGATCGGGCGACAGCGTGATGGTGGTCGGAAACCATGGCGTCTCGTTGAACAGCCACGTGCCGGTGAACATCGACGGATCAGCAGCTACCAGATGCGACGCGTCGACCGTAACGATGTCAGCAACGCCAAGCATCTTGCTTTCCGCTTCGTCGCGGACCGCCTCGGCGGTTTCCTTGAACGCCTTCAGCCATTGCTCCGAGTGATCGTCAGCGTTGCTCATCAGTAAATCCTCCCGCCGCCGAACAGTAGCACGAGCACGATGACGATCAGCACGATGCCGAGCAGGCTGAAGCCGCCCTGGCCGTAGTAACCTCCCCGATAGCCGTAATATCCGCCACCCAGGCCGCCAAAGAGCAGCACGATGACGATGATGATCAGGATCAGGCTCATCGGCGGTTCTCCTTTCAGGGCGCGACGCCAGTCCTCAAGGGTAGTTATGGCGTGAAGCTCTCCAAGGTCTCGTGGTCGAGCTTCTCAGTCGGCTCCAATCCATGTGCCCGCTGATAACGGCCGAGCGCGCCGGCCGTCGCCGGACCCCATACGCCATCAATCGGCCCGTGATAGAACCCATCGCGCGTCAACCGCCCCTGAATGCCCTTTATCTGATCACGCGTCGCCGACGAGTCTCGCGTTGACGCCTGGGCTTCTGTCTGCGCCGCGCTATGGGCAGCGCTCTGCACCGGCGGTGCCGGCACTTGCGCTGCGGGCTGCGAAGGCTGGCTACACGCCGCCAGCGCGAGGACGCCAAGGAATGCCACTCTAAACATCTCTACCGACCTCCTGTCGCGCATGGCGAAGCGCGTTCACTTCCTCCGTCAGTTGCCTCACCTGCTCCGACAGCCGCGACACCACCAGCTCCAGGTGCAGCAGCCGACGATCCAGTTCTCGCGCATCCCCATCAGCCATGATGGTTCACCGAACTCCAGGACCTTGGATGGCAAAGCCAAACACCGCCCAGCCCAGCAGAAAAAACAAAATGAACAGCCAGATCGCGTTGAACCGCGGCACGTTCGGGTTGCCAGCATACGGGCCCCAATAGCCGGCGACGTGAAAAATTATCGCCAGCAACATCAACAGCCAGAAGATGAACCCGATCGTCATATCAGTTCCTCCCCGTGCCTGCCCGTATCCAGAAGATCATCTCGTCCATCTTCGGGATCGCCATGCTGCGCGCATGGTGGGACAGGTTCGCGCTCTCGATGAATGCGCGGCACTGCTCCCGCCACGCGTCGATTGCTTCCTTGGACAGAGCTCGCGATTGCGCCGCGCCAACCTTGTTCTCGGCGTATTCGACCTGCGCGTTCAGGCTGATGTCCTTCGGGAGATCGCTCATGTCTTGGTCTCCTTTGTCGCGCGCGAGAGGCATTTGACCTCGATGAAAACGTGCAATTCCAACTCGCCCTCGGTCTCTTGGTAGATTGATCTGGCTTGGCCCCAGCGGACGGTTCTGATGTGATCGAGACATGCCGCCGCGCATTTCATGATGTGACTCCGGGTCCGATCCTCGTCCTCGTTCATGGCGGCCCCGCTTGTGGAGAGATCGTCTTGATCTCCATCGTCGCCTCGTAGTGCCCTGCGTTGTTCGCGAAGTTGCCGAAGCGGGCGACGTTGGTGACGACGTGCTCGCAGCCACGCCATAGAACCGTGTCCGCCTTGTTGGTGTCGGTCGCGGTGGCCAGCGCGAACGTCGTGATGATCTCGTAGCTGCCGCCTGTGCGCGCGAGGTCTGGCGTCACGGTCAGGTCGTCGCCGCTCATCGCGCCGATGTAGGCGAGGATGTCGAATTGCTGCGTCTGATACGTCACCCTGCCGTCCTGCCCGATCACCTCGACGCTGCGCAGCACGGTGACGGGATCCACGAAATCTGGATCGAACAGGTTCTCGACGACGCTGATGTTCGCCATGCTATGCTCCTGCCATGCGGGTGATCGTCTGTGGCGGGCGGAACTACAGGAACGAGGCCGAGATAGCGCGGCGGCTAGGCGCCTTCCATGCGCGTCACGGGATCGAATGCATCATCCACGGAGGCTATCGCGGTCTCGATCGCCTGGCGGCACGCTGGGGCGAGCGGAACGGCATTCCGACGCTCGCGGTCCTTGCCGACTGGAATCGCTACGGCGACGCGGCCGGACCAATCCGCAATCGCGCAATGCTGCGAGAGAAGCCGGACGCGGTGATCGCGTTCGAAGGCGGCAACGGGACCGCCGATATGATCAGACAGGCGCTGTTCGCGGGCTTGCAGGTCTTTCTCGACTAGCTCTCCGCCTTCCTGACGACGTAGGTGATGCTGGCACGGAGCTGCCCGGTGTCGATCAGCGGCCGCACATTCAGGCCCGCGCCGCCCGTGTCCCAGGAAGAGCTGCCATAGGCGGTCAATGCCTGTCGCATCGTCATGCCCGCTGCCTGCCCGCCCTCCTTGATTTCACGCAGCTTGCGCCGTCCTCCCTGCGTCCTGCGCAGCCGCCCACGGATTGTCGCCGCGGCGAGCGGCGCGTACGGCGGCGCCGGATTGCTGATCTCGCGCACGACGGAATTGCGCGCGGCCATGCCGACCTTCTCAAGCACGAGCAGCGACGCCGCTACATCCTTCGCTTCCAGCGCGTCCTGTGCGCCCTTCTTCATGATCGAGACGATCTGCGGCCGCGCCTTCTTGATGCCAGGATTTATGAACGGTCTCGCTGGGATGTTGTGCGCGGGCGAGCCAAACTCATGCACGCGGGCGAGCATTGCGTTGGTGACGACGCCTTCCTTGCGCGCGCCCTTTTCCTCTGGGACGCCGACGAGCACCTCGCTCCTGGTCAGCGCGGTGACGCGCGCGAGCAGCTCGTTGACGTTGTCGATTGTCTTCTTGACGTCCACGTCACATCGCCGAGCCGCCGTTGTCCAACTGTTCGAGGAACGGTCGCGCGATCGGCCAGAACGTATCCCAGGCCGTCGCGAGGCTGTCGATCGCATAGCGGTAGTCGCTGCCCTTGGCACCTGGAGTCTCGGGATCGGGTTGCACGCCAAAATTGTTAGGCGGTGCCGGCGGCATCGCGCCAAACGACGCCGTCTCAAACTCGGTGCCTTCCACACCAGTATAGCCTGCCGACGCAGTGGCGACGGCTTCGCGCAGCCGCGTGATCTGACCGTGCAGTTGAATGAACCGGTTGACCATTTGGTTCGTCATGGTGCCAAACGGCGTCTGATTGGAGATGATGGTTGCCGTCATGTGATGATCCTTTCAATGGCTTCGACACGAGCGGTCAGTTGCTGCACGGAACCGACCAGGGCCGCCATCATCCTGTTGGCATCGATGCTCATCAACAGCATGGAGTCGCGGCCATCCAACCGCTTCGGTGCGACGACGCCGTGGCCCATGACACCAGACGGAAACACGTCGGCCACACGCTGAGCGACGAAACCGACCGGTATTAGTTCGGCATCAGGATCGGCATCGCCAGGGATGCCATGCGCCATCTTGCGGTAGCGGAACTCGTGCAGCGGGATGCGACACACAAGATCAAGACAGTCGACGCGGCATGGCGCGATGTCATGCTTGATACGCTCATCTGAGGGGTTGCCGATGCCGATGTCAGAGTTGCCCGACCATCGCTGATAGAGCCAACCGCCGCTGACGAACCACGACCAGTTGTCCGGGTTTGCTGTGGCGGTGGTGCAGATGTTCGGCACGAAGCTGTTGCCGGCGGCATGCAGTTCTGTGGTGTAGAAGTTGCCGCGATTGGATGCGTCGCCGCCGGGAGCGACCGTGAAGTTGATCGTGTTGTTCTCGACGAAACGCCAGTTCCCGTCGTTGCTGTTGCGCGCAAGATAATAGGCAGGGTTGTCGGCGACATAGAACACACCGCTCACGCACATGACCGCATCTGCGGTGCGCAGCCGTCCGTTAACCGTCAGACCGCCCGTGCAGGTGTCACCGCCTTTATAGAGGTAGCGTCCGTCGGACGTGCCGGCCGGATAGAAGTTGTTGCTGACCCACGTGCTGGAAACCAGCGTGCAGGCGTAAGCGCCGTTGGCGTAGGCCGGAACGTTCGTTCCATCCCAGTTGAAGCCTATCCAGTAGGCGCCGCCGCCAAGGACACCCGCGATCTGCGATCCCCAGGCATTGTAGCCTGAGCCACCCGCCCATAGCGTGCTGTCCGCACGGATGTCGCCGGTCGAATGCACGTAGGCGCCGTAAAGCCCGCCGCGCACGGTGAGATTGCCGGCAGTGTCGAGCGTGGAGTTGATCGTGCCACCTTCGACAAAGCGCCACGCGCCATCACTGCCACGCTGCAAGTAATAGCCGCTCGCGATGTAGAACAAGCCACCGCTCGCCATCACGTTAACGCAATGCACCTCGCCGCTTGGAGCGTAAAGGTTCGCAGCCGTAAGACTGCCTGTCATCGTGTCGCCGCTGACGTTGACATACACCGCATCCACGACTTGCGTCACGTCATTGGTGGTCAAGGTTACGGCGCCTTGGCGGCCATTGAACGATACGACACCGGAAGCGCCGATGAGACTATCCACATAGCGTTTCGTCGCGGCTTCGGTTGCCCCGAGCGGATCGCGTGACAGCAGCAGCGGCCCGGTCAACGTATCGCCGCTGGTATTGACATAGGCCGCGTCTGATTGAACAGCGGTGCGGTAGGGTGCCAGCGCCGTAGTGATCTGCGCGCCGACCTGTGCGGCGGTCTGATAGCCTGCTGGGTTGGTCGCGTTGTAAGGCGTGAAGGTAAGCGCGCCCGTCTCGTCGCTCGAAGTCAGCGTGACGACGCCCTTGCGCCCGTTGAAGGTGACGACGCCAGCGTTGTCCACGTATTGTTTGGTCGCCGCTTCCATGAACGCGAGCGGATCGCGCGACAGGATCAGCGGCCCGGTCAGCGTGCCGCCTGAGATGGGCAGCCAGATCGGCGTGGATGAGGACGATGAGGTCCACTTCGCGCCATCCCAGCGATACGACGCGGACGGCGACTGCACGATGTCGCCGATCGTCGGGCTGTTCGGGAAGTCGAACGCCATCAGTGCAGCGTCCTGGCTTTGAGTTCTTGCACTTCGGCGTGAAGCTCCTGCACTGCTCTGACCAAGGCGGCGACGATAGGCGTGGTGCTGAAGCTCAGTCTTTCACTCTTAGGATCGACCTCGCCGTCAAATCCTATGCCGCATGGTATTGCTGCCTCGGGGATAATCTCGTGGACCTGCTGGGCGCCAAAGCCGATGTCCTCACGATCATCAGGCACTAGCTTGCGGTTGATGCGAAAAACACGACGATACCGGACAGGTCGCAGCCGCAGCACTTCAGCCAACCCATATTCTGACGGCACGATGTCCATTTTGACGCGCTCATCTGAGCTAAGGTCTTGATACGGACCCATGCCCCCGACATAAAGCAGGTTGTTGTAGCACCACCTGTCGTTGCGATTATACCATTGGTAGCCGTAGCCAGCATTATACCATATCAAGTCGCCATTGGAGCCGTTCCAAAGCCAGAACCAACTTCCCGCAAACGAGAATTGCCTGTTAGCGCCATTCGGAAAGAAGCCGAAGTTGCCGTCGTTCTGAGCAAACACGCCACCTTGGGCAAGGACCGAATTGGCGGCATAGAAATCCCCGTTGGCACGCATACTCGCCTTAAGCGCAGCATTGGCGACGAAATCGTAATTCCCGTTTCCGGTGTTATAAGAAAAATAGTAGTTCGTGTTGTCGGCCCAATAGATGGCATTGCCCGCGTTCATGATGTAGCTGCCCGAGCGGATGATGCCGGTGACGGTCATTTTAGGCGTGGTCACTTGCAGGTTCGCCAGACCATCGACGTTCAGGTTCATATTCGTGCCGTCGGAGAACCCGACGTAGCCCTGTCGCGTGCCAGCCGCGTTGAAGAACCCGACGTAGCCAGCATTCGAGGCGCCGCCTGGATTGAGTTGAGCGTTGCCGGTGCCTTGCCCAGCCGTCACAGAGCCACCCACTGTGGCGTTGCCGGTCACGTTCAATCCGACGATGTTGGTCAGTCCGCTCGCGCGGTTGATGGTGATCGGACTGTCGAGGTATGTGCCGGCGTCGTTGAAGCGTGAGACGGCGAAGTTCGACCCCGTGTTGCTGCCGCTCTCTGCCGTGGCGTCGGCCATAGAAATAGTCCAGCGCGGGGCTGCGCCGGTATAACTAGCGATCTGAGCACCGAAACCAGATGCGCGGGTCAGATTGAGGTTCGCCCACTGGCCAGCAGCCCCGTTGATACCAACCGCGTTGGTCACGGCGAGACTGCCCGACAGGGTTCCCCCTGTGAGCGGAAGATACGCGGAGAGCGACGCGGAGACCTGTGCGGCGGTTTGATAGCCCGACGGGTTGGACGCCGCGTAGCGGCTGGTATCCGTGGGATGAACGTGATCCGCGCGCGCCCACGTCGTGCCGGTGCCGACAGCGGCAGTCCCGTCCATCACGGGTGTAGTCGTGGACGCCGGCAACACCGCAACCACGTCGGCGTTGGTCAGCACCACCGCGCCTTGGCGCCCATTGAAGCTCGACACGCCCGCGACGCTGGCAGCGAGCGCGTTCATCACAAAAGCCGTGGTGGCCCAGAATGTCGTGCTGTCGCCGGGCGAGCGCGTGTTGCCGGCATTGTAGAGCGGATAGATGCCGGCAGTGTCAGTCCACACCGCCTGCGAGGCGCCCGACGGGATCGTAATAGTGCCACCGCTCGTGCCGCGAACGGTGGTCGGCTGTGTCGTGGTATTGTTGATCGTCCATAGCAGCCGGATCGTCGAAGCGACCGGCATGGTGATCGTGGATGGCGCGGTCGGGCTGCCATAAACGTAAAGATAGGCCCAATCCACTTGATCGACCGATGGCGTCGCCGCGTTCGACGTCACATCCACAAGGCCGCGCGCCTTGTTGCGATCGGAATATTGCTTCGTCGCGGCTTGCAGCGCAGCGGTCGGATCAGCAGCCAGGAGCAGCGGCTGGTAGACGTTCACGTTGCCGCCGGCGGCCGCGAGAACATCATTGCCAGCGATCACAAGACCAATGACTCCACCGGCAGCGGCGACGAGGTTCAGGCGTCCGCTCGACACCCCTACCCCGTAGCTGGTGCTGAATAGGGCGATGTGCTTCGACAGATCGTAGATCGAACCGCCGACCGCGTTGCCGAACGACAGCCCGACATTTGCCGTCAGCAATCCATTGAATGTGGCGGGTCCACTGACGGTGAGCGCGCCGGTCATTTGCAGCCCATTCACCGTGAAACGCGCAATCCGGTTTTGATTAGCATCGGATGCGGTGTCGTTCTGCCCGCCGTTGTTGACCCACACATCGAGATATTCATTGCCCCATGCGCTCGTTGAATACCCAGAGCGCAGCGACGCAGTGAGGCGCGCCCCCAGGTCCGCGCCGCTTTGGAACGTGCCGGCGAACCGCAGCTTGCCTTCCAAAGAATTACCGACGCCGGGTGGGCCTACCTGTAGCTGGGCGCTCGTCGCGGTCGGCAAGACGGTGACGACCAGCGCGCCAGTCATCGTATCGCCGGTCACGTTTACCCACCGCGCATCCCCTGCGGCTGGCGTGATCGTGTTGTTGTCAACATACTGCTTGGTCGCGGCGTGCATTGCGGCAGTTGGATCGGCGGGAAGCGTGATGCCGTTTGAGTTGATCACCGCTATGTCAACACCAGCCTTCACGAACACATGTTGACCACTAGCATCAACGTTGTAATTGAGGCGAGCAGAAGAAACGCTGAAACCGTAAGTGCCGCCCCACAGACTGATGTGGTGCGAAAGATCTGTGATACCACTGGTCACACTACCAAGCGACAACCCAGCATTTGCCGTCAGCAATCCATTGTTAACTAGCGCACCAGAAAGTGTGCCGCCGCTAAGAGGTAAGTAATTTCCAAGGTCGCCCGAATTTGCCAGTTGTCCGACATGGTTGCCGTCGACATACATATCGGCATGGCCGTTGACCCAGGCGAAACCAAAGAGGTTGCCGCCACCAGAGATACCAGCGTAACCGAGACCGACACCCGCAATATTCAAATTACCACCGGAGCCAAGGGTCATAACTTGTTTGGCGGTGGAGGCTGCGGTCTGCTGAAACCACGCGAACGAAGTGGTGGGCAGGAAGCCGAGGAAGTTATTGAAGAAATCAACCTCTGCCTGACCGGCGTTGAAATTCCACCCGATCGAACCTACTGCCCCAGGCAGTGCCGGGATCGTGCCACCCAGATTGCCAAAGACCGATAAGAGGGAGGCCGCCGCTCCCGAGTTCGCCGTCAGCAGCCCACCCACAGTGAGCGGACTGTCAGAGACGTTCCCTCCTGGGGCGAGATGCAGCAGGCGCGTTGTGGCAGAGTAGAAATCGTGCACCGCGCCGCTGCCGGCGATGTAATTCAGGGTGTGGTCGGTGACCGAGAAGCCATAAGCGGCGCCATACAGATCGATGTGGTGCGAAAAATCGCTTGGCGTGCCTGAGACTGCGGAACCGAGCGAGATGCCAAAGTTGAAAGATGAACGCTGCATGAACTGCGACGTGCTGTTGAATGTCGCAGCCACATCCACCGCCACACTGCCGGAATAGAGCCGGATAAGCGTGGTTTCGACCGATTGATTAGCCCAGAACGAAATGTCTAACCGGTTGGAATAGTTGCCTATCATAAACTGCGAACCGGCAGGACTTGCGTTGCCGATCCATATCGCGGCGTAATGACTGGCCGTGTCCAGGTAGAGGTTCGCGCCGAAGCTTCGCCAGCCGGTCTCCGGTGCATTGATCGTCAGCGTTCCGGTCATGGTATCGCCGGCAACGTTCACCCATCGCGCATCGCCAGCCGCCGGGGTGATCGTGTTGTTATCCACGTATTGTTTCGTCGCCGCTTGCAGCCCGGAGGCGGGATCGGCGGCGAGCATCAACGGACCAAAGAGATTGATGGCGCCGGTAGCGCGGATGATTTGCAGTCCGTTGCCGATAAACGAGCCATCGTCGGCGAAGCGATGGATGATGAAATTGGTGCCAGCGTTGCCGCCGCTCTCGGCCTCAGTGCCGCCGAACTCCACCGACCAGCGCGTCTTGCCTTGACGTTTGCTCTCAAAGTAACCCGCTGCCGTCCCGGCGGCCTGTGTCGTGTTCCATTTGACCGCAGGCCAGTCGCTACCCGTGCCGGTGACATACAGCGCCGAGTCGGTCGCCGACTGGATCGTCAGTGCGCCGGTCAGCGTGCCGCCTGTCAACAACAGGTATCGTGCATCACCCTGTGCCTGCGTCAGATAGCGCGCGTCGCCCGTGCGCATGTTCAGCCCATCGGTCGCCGCCGTCGCGTCCGCCACCTGCGTGATGCGGTTGTTCAGCATCGACAATGTGCCGTAGAACTGGGCGGCACCGGCAAACGTGCCGAAAATCGTGCTGCCCTGCACGCTCATGACGATCGCGTTAGCGCTGCGCGATAGCCCGGTGCCGTCGGCCGCACCAAGCTGCAAGGCCGGCGCAGCAACGGTGCCGTTCGGCAATTGCAGCGGCCCGGTGAGCGCGCCACCGGTCAAAGGCAGATAGGCGCCCTCGACGCCTGTGATCTGCGCGTCAACGTATTGCTTGGTCGCCGCCTCCATCGGATCGACCGGGTTTTGGAACAGATACAGCGGCCCCTGCATCGTGCCGCCGACCAGCGGCAAATAACCCGCCATGCCGCTGTTCGCGATGACCCACTGGCTGCTGGTCGGGTCCGTGTAGCGGATGAAGAGCTGCGTCGAAACGCTGTCCCACCACAGATCGCCAGAGTTGGGCGAGCCTGGTGGCGTGTCCGAGATCGTGACCGAGGCGCCGCCGCCAGGACCGCCCGACGCCGCGCTGTTGTACAGCAGCTTGCGTCCCGTCGCGTCCATGTCGGTCGGCACACCGACCCAGAGTTTCATCGGGTCCGCAAGCTCGATGCCAAGCTCGCCCACGAGCAGCAGGTTCTCCGGCGGCGCCTTGTCCGGATCCACCGTGTAAAGATGCTGAGCGAGATCCCAGCGCTCGCCGCTCACGCGCGTCCGAACGTCGTCCGGCATTACCGCCCGCTCCACCATTCGTACAAGTCCGCGATCTCCCGGAGCCGCTCGGCAATCAGCGCGTTGTGCTTTGCCGCTTGCGGCCACATCGCCGGATGGACAACCCGGCCCGGCTCCGCTCGCAGATAGGCGCGCGCGACCTTCAACTCCGTCAGCAGATCGTCAACCACCAACGCGAGGCGTGCCTTTTCCTCACGCTGGCGTTGGACGATTGCCTCCTCGATCTCGAACACGTCGGCGCGCGTCATCACGAACCCCAGCGCCACATCACGCCCAGGCTCCACGTCAACACCGTCCCCGACATCCCGCCGCTCGCTGCCCCCAGCGTCTCGTATCCGCCGATGCCGACGATGCGCATCAGCCAATAGAACCTCTGGCCATACATCGTGTAATTCCACGGTCCGCCGCCCTCGACCGCCGTCACGTCAACGTTGTAGCCGACCGAGACCTTGCTGACGCTCTTGTTGGTCATCAGACCGCCGGCGGCGCCGGGCGCGCCGCCACCTCCCTGCATCGCACGCTGCGACAGCGCCAGCATGTGCGCCGTCATCAACTCCACACCGGCCTGCAACAACGAACCCCAGCGATACGGGTCGAGGCAGGCGGTATTGAGATCGATGAAGAATTGCACCTGCGAGTCAGGATAGGTGGTCGTGTCGGAAAACTCGGGGAAATGGGAACGGAACGTCGGCGGGTCCGTGACCGTGCTCGTCGTCAGCGCGACAGGAACCGGCGGCGTCCCCTCCGGCAGCAGCGGCGAGAGGACCTCGCTCATGCGAGCTTAGGCTTCCTTCGCCGGCGCGGTCCTGCTCGCCGACGATGCGTGCTGAGAGGATGGCGGCACCCGTTCCGCCGACAACGGCGGTTGCGCTTGCTTCGGGGCCGTCGCGTCGGCCGGCGCGGGTTGCGACGGGTCCTCCTCCCTCGGTTTCATGACCTCGATCGCCTGGTATTCCGGCATTCCTGGCGTCGGGCCAGGTTCCTCGTAGCCCTCGAGATGCATCTTGCAATACCAGTGGTTGGCGACCTCGTCGGGCACATCGTCATATGTGCCGACGGCGAAGTACTTCTTCTCCACCGCGCCATAGACCGGCAGCTTCTTTTCGGCGTTCTGCGGATCCGGCATTTCGCCGATCTGCTTCGGGTCAAGCTGCAGCATGAACGGCTTGACGACCTTGATGGTAGCCATTGCGGTCTCCTTTCCGCGTGGATCAACGAACGACAGTGATCGCCTCCGCGCGCCTTCGCCGGGAACGCGCGGAGGGCCACCCTTTGGCCTCACCGGGGAGGAAGGTTCTTGGCCAGCAGCTTGTGGGGTGGTTCTCTCTGCGCGTCCGCGGAGATCGCCACGTCGGACCTCACCCCGGAGGGTTCTTGGCCGTCAGCCCTGATAGAGTTTCGCGCGCACCGCCGCGTCCTTCGCCTCGAGCAGCTTGCGCAAGGCTACTGTACGTTCCGTGTTACGCGGTAGCGCCTCTATTAGATGACGCGCCAGTTGGCCGAATGGCTTCGACACCTCTTTCAGGTCCTCGCGCAAATGGTCATAGGCAAAGAACTGAAAGATCGGTTCAAGGCTTTCCGGTCCGGTCATCGTTCATTTCCTCATCAGAGGCAGGCAATGGGGCGGATCGGCGTGCGCGCGTGAGCGCGGAGTAATCTGCCGCCCGCAAGGCTGAGAATAAGATCGGAATATTTAGCGTCGGTTTTGTTAGATGCCGTCGCGGTATCCAATGGTCTCCGGATACGGGCTTTCGACCTGCCCCATCCGTGCCCAGTACGTCGTCAGGTTGTAGAGGCTGCGCCATTCCAGCGGTGTTCTCTGCAACGGCGTCATCGGGAAACGCACTTTGTCGTATTCCTTCGTGTAGGCGATCATCCGCTGCGTGTTGCCGCTGCCGCGGTTCTTCAGCCACTTCGACGCCTGGATGTTCAGCGGCTTGGCGCCGTTCGTCGTGGTCAGGTTGTTCTCTTGGATGTAGCGCAGCACCGAGACGTTGCCGGCCGAGCTGACCTTGGTCGAGATCAACAGCGACATCTGCAACGGCGGAATGCGCAACTCGGACGGCACGATTGCGAAGCCCGACGCTTCCCACACGCTTTCGAGCAGCTCGTTGATCTGCGCGATCATCGTATCGGGGTTGGTCGTCCAGGCACCGCCGGTGACGTTTGCGACGTTGGTCACCTGCGACAGGTTCGTGATGCCTGTCGTGCCGATCAGCGGATCACCGATATAGACGAGCTGATCGATGTCCATCTGATTTTTGAGCCGAAGCGCTTGGAACTTCTGCTCATCGATCGGACGGCCAAGCTGCATCGCCGAGGCGAGTTCCGGCATCGTGTAGGACAGCTCTTGCGCCCACAGACGCAGGGGCAGAGCGGTCTTGCCGATGTCCAGCGATACGCTCTGGATCGCGTTGGTGGCTTTGCCGATCCACGAGATGCCTTGCGTGGCAAAGCCACCCGAGGCGCCAAACGTGGAATTGGTGAAGGACGACCACTCGTCGCCGGTCGTGATGTCGGATCGCAGGTCGATATCGCGTGACCATGTGATCGACACCAGCGGCTCGTGCAGTGCGGGATCGAGCCGTTCGAGTTCGCCGAGCAGGAAGGCGCCGGCGCTGTCGCGCGTGACGCCGTCGAATGTTTGCAGACCTCCGTACGTGGGAGGGCCGCCCATGTTCATGCCGTCTGGCATGTGAGCTCCTTTCAGTATTCGATTGTGAGGGAGGGGGTTGCCGCTGCGACGCTGCGGCCCGCGTCAGGCGTCAGATGTTGTAGGCAACCTCGACGATGCCGTTCGCGTCAGCGCCCGACATGAAGATGGCATTGGGCAGAGCGACGCAGGTGCCGGCCGCAGGAGCGACCGCTGTCACGTTGCCTTGCGTCTGTCCGCCGGCACTCGCGCCCGTCCAGACATTGACGGGAGCGTTCTTCACCGCGGCCGTTGCGCCGCCGAGTTTGACCAGCATGTATCCGCGCCGCAGCACGTCGACCGTCCCTGCTGGAGGCGGTGTTGCTGCGCCGATCGGATCGTTGAGCGAGCCGGGCGGTACGCCGAAGCCCTGCGTCGGGTAGGGACGCACGCTCAGACCGTAGAAGCCCGCCACGTCCGCGGTTGCAGGCGGGCGGATCGTGCCGGTCGCAGGATCCATCACGACGACCTGGCCGTAGTACGTGGGAGGCGTCGTCGTGTTGATCTGCTGGGCCTCGACCGTCGCGTGCTCAACGCGACTGAGTGCCCCGGGAAACCCCGTGGGCATGTTCAAGAGGTATGCTACCACTTGCCTATCTCCTTTCCTTGCGAGTGGTTGGTAGTCACGAGGCGCGACGCGCAGTGCCGCCCCAGGCGGCCCAGCGTTCGGCGTTGCGCTTGTTGATGTCCTCGATCTTCGCGCGCAGGCTGTCGTTGGTGGCCCGCTGCTGCTGACCGAACTGCGGGCTTGGGATGTTCGCCGCATTGTTCATCGAACGCATGCGATCGGACGCATCGATGAACAGCATGCGCACCGCATCGCAGGACATCGTCTTGATCGCATCGCTGGTATGACGTCCGATCGCCACCATGCCGCGCTCCGTGCCGGCCGCCGTCAGCAGAGCGGAACGACGCGTATCGCAGATGCGTTGCCCGGCCTGCTTCATGCGGTCAGGCCCGAGCGCGCCATCGAGAACGCCGATCTTGATACCGGGAGCGAGCACTTCCGCGCGCGCCTTGGTATCGCGGATCACCGAGTTCATCGCCGAATTGACACGCGCGACCAACGTCGCATCGCCCATCATCGACTTGCCGGTCTTGAGCGCGGGATCGGCCTCCATCAGATCAGGCTCGGCCGATGGCGGATCAGAGGACGTAGCGGCGCCCTCGCCGGGCGGGTCGGCCAGTTCCTCGTCCTTGGTCTCGTCCTTGTCGTCCTCGTCGTCGTCCTTTTTGGGCGGGAACTCATCGCGCCCGGTCAGTTTGTCGGTGATCGCTTTGACCGCGTCGCGCAGCTCTTTCAGAGTGTCGTCGGTCTTCTTTTTCCAATCGTCGTCGTCGTCACCGTTCTTGTCGGGATCGGCATCGCCGGTGCCGTTGCCGCCTTCGTTGTGGTGATTGTGGATGACGATGGCCTGCTTGCCTTCGTCACCGTCCGGCTCGTCGTGTTCTGGGCCGGCTGCCGCAGCAGCTTCCTCGGCATCCAGCACGATCTTCGCGACCGACGCCTTGTCGCGCGCGAAGAACCCTTCGTAGATGTAGTCACGCAACGTGCGCTTGCTCATCGTTGCCCTCCTTTGCTGGCAGTAGTCACAGCCGCAAATCACGGCTGGTCGGGCTCGTCGGGATAATCGATGTCCTCGTCGAGCTTCTCGATCGGCGATTTCTGTCCGACCAAGGACGGCACACCGAGTTGCTCGGCCTCGCCGTCCCACACCACCTCGTCGTCGATGGTGACGATCATGCCGTCGGACGTGTTGCTCTTGGGGTCCTTGGCCATCGCTTTCCCTTTCAGACCGTGGTGCAGCGAACGATGTGCTGCTTGCCGACTTTCTCGATTTCGTAGACATCGAATGCGATGCCGTGCCGCAGCAGCACTTCGTTCTCTGAGACGTAGGATTTGTCTGCCGCCCATATGCCGAGTGCCGGCGTTCCCTTTCGGGCGACGATTTCGTAGATCACGCTCTTGGATGAGAACGCCGCTTCCTTCGCCATGCTGGTCGAAGTGAAACCGAGGCGCTGTGGCCGCACGATTTTGCCGGCCGCCAGACCGTCCTTCCATTGCTGCAGCATCGCGTCGGGAACGTCCTCGCCGCGTCGCAGTATCGCGTCCGCGTGCAGCACCGCGTCGGGATGCTCGAACAGAAGGTCGATGTCATCGACCATTTCCTGGGCGTATGCCGGCGCCGTGGCGTCGCTGCGCAATGCACCGTTGATGCCGCCGGACCCGCCTTTGTAGGAGACACATGCGGCCTTGCCGGCCTTGCTCACGTCGGGCTTGGTCCACCACGAACGATCGAGCGAGGGGCAAATAGCTCTGGCCTGCGGAGCGGCGGCGCTGGGGACGTCGTGTGCCTGCTTACGTTTTGCCTGCGCTATCTCGAGGCGCTTCTGGTTCGGCGTTCGGACCGCGTTGGGGCTGGGTGTGGTCGAGGAGGACGGGGACGCAGATGTGGCCGGACTCACGGTTCCGACCGGCGTACCGCTCAGCTTTTGGATCCATTGGTTGGCAAGTGTTTTGACGGAAGGATCGAGCGATGTGTTCGCCAGCGCGGTGATCTTCGCGATCTTCGCTGCGCTGATGTTGGAGGGATCGACCGCGATCTTGAAGATTTGGGCATGTAGCGATGCCGCGCTTTGCGGCGGCGGCGTTGAGGCCGCTGGCTGAGGCGTCGGCGTCGCGGCCGGTTTGGGCGGTACGGACGCGGTCGGTTTCGGCGCCGCCTTGGCCGAAGGCGTGACGCCATGCGCCGCGCCCACATGGGCGATCATCGTGTTGGCGTATTTGGCGATCGATCCGTGTTTATAGTTGCTGGCGAGCTGCTGGATCTGCGCGGCCGCCTCGTGCGGGTCGGTGCCTTTTGTCAGCAATTCCTTGGTGAGCGCGTGCAGCTTCTTGCCGGCCGGCGTCGACCAATAGGCGGGCGGATGAGGCACGGTCTGCGCCGCAGCCGCGACCTTGCTCCCACCACTGCCGCCGCCGCCCCCACCGCCGCCCGATGTGAACTCGCCACCGCCCGGGCTGCCCTTCGGCACGCGTGGGTGCTCGCCTTCCACGAAGTCGGCGTCGGCGTAATCGATGTCCTCGCCGTTGTCGTAGTCGATGTCAGCGCCATCGTCGGCCTCGCCTTCGTCCTCGTCCTCGAGGAATTCCAGCGGGTCGAAGCCCAGCATGGCGATGACATCGGCGGGCGTTACCTCGAGCAGCTCGTCGTCGGGATCCTCGTCATCCTCGTCCGGATCCGGCAGCGGAGATCCGACCTCGCCCCAATGGGCGTCGGGAAGTTCTCTGTCCCCGTCGTCATCGGCCCATGCAGCGTCCGCAGTGCCGCCGATGCCGGCCGATTGCTGCCATTGCGCGAACACGACCGGCGAGATGTAGGACTGCAAGGCGATCGTCGGCGTGTTGCCGAGCTTCTGCGAAACGATGGTGGCGACGTGTTTGACCGCGCGCTTGTACTCGCGCTCGTTGGTCGGCTCCGGCGTTCTCTCCACTTCATCGAGCGCGGTCTGCGTGCCGAGGTGGGTGCGGAAATCCTTGGTCTTGAACGAGCCGTCGCCGAGCGAGTGGACGTGCTTGAGCAGCCCGCCTGCGTTGACACCGAACAGATCGCCGCGTGCGCCTGCGGCCTCTTTGCGCTTGAGCAGCATCTTGGCGATGCCGGGGTCCTGGATCGGCAGGTCGAGGGAGACGCCCTTCTTGCCGGTGAAGCGCAGCCGCACGCCGTCCTTCAGCGAGACGACGTGGCGACCTTGGAGTGTGGTGGCGCCGTATGCCTGCGTCTCAGCCCCGGTATCGCCGGTGCTGCCGGGCCGGATGCCGGTCGCCATGATCAACGCGGTCGCATCAGCCGCCTCGCGGGTCGCAAGCTCGCGCCGCGCCGCCTCGTTCTGTTTGCGAACGTCCTTGAACGCCTCGGCGAGCTTCTTGGCGCGCGCGAACTTCGCGGCCGCCTGTTTGGCGGAGAATTCCGCCGAATAGACCAATTGCCTGCGACCCTTCACGTCGCGTCCGGTCGCCTGCAGTTTGGCCGCGGGATCGGGCGAATAGGTGACGTCGGTCCAGGCGGGCGGGAGCTTGAGCTTCTGGATGTGCTCAGGCAGGTCGGCGCCCGACGAAGTGACGCGTTTGCCGTTGGCGACCTTCGTCGTCTCGTGATGAGCGGCAGCGCCACCGCCGCCACCGCCACCTGACGTGAACTCACCACCGCCAGGACCGCTTTTGACGCGCGGATGCTCGGACTCAACGAAGGCGTCGTAGCTGTATTCGGGTGTGCCGCTGTCGAGGATCGTGCATCGGCTGCCGCAGCGACCTTCGTCCACCAACGCCACGTGGTTGCAGAAGATGTTGCGCTGTCGGCCGAGGCCAGGAGCCGTCTGCTCGTAGTGCGCGTTGTACCCCACGCTGATCGCGCGCTTGCCGCGCTTGACCGCATCGATGCCGCGTCGTGTCGTGAAGATCAGATCCGCAAGCAGCAGGTCATCGTAGGCGCCCTCACCGCGGCGCGGATTGGACACGTAGCCTATGGCGAGATCGGAATAGTTGTCTGGCCCGACCGCATCGTACGGATGATCGTCCACCAGCGGTTTGCCAATGAAGCTGCGCACGCTGTCTGGCGAGAACACTTCGGACGCCTCGCGGTCGACGTGCACGCGCCCGCCCTGGTCGCCCTGCAATGGAGGGACTTCATTTTCCCAGTAAATCTGCGTGCCGGTGCGCGCGATGGGCACGTTGCGGCAGATCAGGTAGCCTTCGGCGGTCTCTTCCTGATTGGCCGAGAGTTTGGAGACGGTATGCCATTCCATGATGACGGGGCGCCTCCCCTGACCGACGAGGAACGACACAAGCAGCAAAAGTTGCGGCTGTGGGCTATGGAGTTGTCCTATTCCATGCCGGAATTAGACGACCTGATGCTCGGTCGGCCGCCTCGTCCGCCGCCGTCATTCTGGCAGCGCGTGAAGCGTTGGTTTCGGCGGCTTTATCGCGACTGATAGACGCGCACGCGCCCGTTGCGCATCACGTCGCTGCGTTCATCGCCGAGTGACCTTGACGCGGCCTGACGGCATCACATCGATGCGCAAAATGCGCCTGGTCGCGCTGTCCTTCGGCTTTTGACGTGCCGCCTTGGTTTTGGCGTTACGCTCGAACGCCGACTCCTTGCCCTCCCAGTACTCTTCCTCTTTCGGCTTCTCGGCCATGGCATCTACCCCTGTGATCGTGCCCTTGTTCTTGGAGCGGTAGAACACCTCCTCGCCCTTCTCCTCGCCGTACTGCTCCTTCATGGCCGCGAGGATCTTCTCGCCCTTCGCCGTCAACGGCATCAGCCGTCTAACTCGCAGGGATCGATCATGTACATGACCGCCGACAGCATCGCCGCCTTGGCCTCTGGATCAACGGTCAACTCGCGCAACTGGTCGTGGATCAGGAAACACATCGCCAGCAGCACTTCGCCGCGCGAGTGGCCGACCGCCGCTTTATCCAGTTTCCTCGCCAGCGCTTCCACGCGATCCTTATCGAATAAGCGGCCCGGCTCCAGCGCATACAGAATGTCGTCGGTGAGCTGCATCACGGTTTCCATACGGAGATCACCGTCGCGACGATCAGCACGAGCGCGATGTTGATGAGCAACTGTGCGGTGAGACGGTGCATCGTCACCTCCCCCGAGAGAGTACGAACCGGGCGGGATAGTTGATAGCGCCCCATCGCGGCGTCGCCCTGCCCACCATACCGGCCCGCTCCATCACCTTGATCTGCTCGTAGACCGCCACCCGCGTCAGTCCACAGCCCGCGGCGATCTCAGCAACGGTGACGTCGTTGTGTGAGGCCAGGAATTCCGTTATCCGCTTCTGTCGCGACGGCCCCACCAGCGTATCCTCGCGATTAACTTCCGGGGATGTTTTCAGTCGGGCGCGATAGGCAGCGCGTTTGATCGCGATGAACCGCAACGGCGCGGTCTGGCTGAGGCCCGGCTTGATAATGCGATAGACGGCCATCGGTTTGTCGTCGATCCGCACGAGATAACTATGACGCGACGCGCCGCCGCCTATCACGACACCATGGCCTTCAACGATGGGATGTCCGCCGACCGCCGCACCGTGCACCACCACGCGGTCACCAATCTGAAACGGCGCATCCGACGGGATCGGATGAGCGTATTGCGGCGTCATCCTGCGGTTCGCGCGCGGCATACCTCAGTCAGGGATGATCGGCAGCGCGACGCAACGACAATTCCAAATCTGGCCGGGATGGCTGTGATAGTCGGGCGGATCAGACAGCGGCGGATCATCCCAACTGTGCACCGAATGGTTGAGCTTGCGATGCGACGGCCGGACTTTCCAATCGCCCACCGTCTGCCAGATGTACTGCTCGGCACCGATATGCTTGGCCCGTGCCTGGGTCAGCACCGAGGCTGTGCGCGCCGTCTCGGTTCTGGCGATCAGCGTCGCGCGGTTCTTCAGCCATTCCTCCGTCGCCTTGGGATGCGCCTCGGCAAGCGCCTCCTCGATTTCCGCTGTGCGCTCGGGATATCGCGCCGAAGTCTCCAATGCGGCGACCGTGCGCTCGTGCACGCGCTCGGCGGCTTCGGTGGGCAATGACGTGATCAATTCGACCTGCTCGGCGAGTAATTGCTGCATGTGTTCGCCGGTCGGGGCGTTGCGGATTTCCATCTGCAGGCCGGCGGACATGCGGGCGGTGTATTTCTGCCACGCCGTTTTGTTGCGTCGATTGACCTCGCGGATCATGCGCCACGCCGTCGCCCGCGCCCACGGCGTGATCGCCGTCTTATAGGCGCGCATCGCTTCGCGGATACGAGCGAGCTGCGCCGGCGTGAACGGCGTCTTGGGATCCTCGGGCGCATGCGCCTCGACGATGCGCGCGATATGGCGCGCAGCCTGACGCAGTTGAGCGCCGTACGAGGCCTGAGCGTTGCGGGCCTTCTGGAATTGGGCCTCGGCTGCTTCCGCCTGACGTTGTGCTTTGCGGCGTTCCGATTGCGACGGCATCGCATCAGACGTTCGGCGGATCCTTGAGCGCCAGCGGGTTGTCGCGCGCCCATTGGTTCCAGGCAACCGCCAGATCGTAGTCGGCGAACTTGGCGTAGATCGGCCGGTTTGCGCCGTTGTTGGTCGCCAGCGCATAGAACATCTCGGTCGGTGTGCCGCGCGCGATGTCGGGAGCGAACAGCGTGGTGCCTTCGCGCACGATCCAAGCCGGCGATTTGACCGGCGATGTGTCAGGCGGCGGTCCCCCCATCGAGCCGAGGATCACCGGCACGACCGGTACCGCGCCCGTCTCATCGACGAGCCATGCCAGCACGGGGTTGTCGTGCAGGATCACCCAGGCGAGGCCGGGCCCGATACCATCGACGGGGTCGGGATTGTATTCGCAGGTGACCAAAATCGAGCCGGTGACCGGTGCAACGGCGAGGGTCATTCCTCATTCTCCATGCTGCTCGCGGCACCATTGCCGCTCTTGGGAACGGGGGTCGAGACGCCCGGCATTCCTGGACCGACGCCCCCGCCAGCGCCGTTCGTCTTGCCACCAGGGGCCGCTCCGGGCATTCCCGGCATCGTCTCTCCAGGCTCGGGCTGCTCCCACGGCGCGGGCGCCTCGCCTGCGTCCTCGATGTCCTGCTCGGAGATGTTCGTGAACCTGCCTGTTTGGATGCTGCTCTGTTTCAACTCTTTCAGCGCGATCTGCGTGGTGATCACGCCGGCGTCGTGCAGCAGCTTGATTGTATCGGAGTCGCGTTGCGCGACCTCGGCCTTTTCCATCTCGTTCAACTGATAGAGCGAGTTGAAGGTGAACGCGAACGTATCGGGCGTATCGGTGCCAAGCGTGCTGCGCCATATCACGTCGAACAGCTTGGTCAGCGGCCTGCGCAACCGCGCCTCCTGCTGCGCCTTGATCATGTCATAGTACTGCCGGAGGTCGCTTTCCCCGGTAGAGTTCAGCCCAGCCGGCGATTGACCGAACAGCCGCACGAGCGGAATGCCGAGGGCGCCCGAGATCTGCTGGCCCAGCATCAGCAACGTCTCAGACAGACCAGCGAACGAATACGAGTGCGTTTCGAATTCATCCTCGGCATCGATGACCGTCAGCCCTTCGTTGGACTGATAAATCCGCATCAGTTCCATCAGCTTGTGGAACTTCTCGGTCAGCTCGGAATTGAATGCGACGAGGTTGCGGTAGTCTTTGACCTTGTACGTGCGCAGATAGGCTTTATAGAGAAGCTGCGCGGTGCCCATCGTGCCGCTGTCAAATGCGACGAGACGGTCCTGCAACCGCTCGATCACGCTCATGCCCCACAGGTTCTCAGTGATGCGTTGATTGAACGGCAGCCCGATGCCGTCGAGACGAATGCAGCGGGAGTAATGCACCTTCATGTTCGGCAGATACGGCGCCTGCTGAACCACGTCGTACTGCACGGGCATGCCGTAATCGGGGCCGAACTCCTTGACGAGGTTCTGATACGTTGGCTGGACCATCCAACGATCCAGCACGACGAAGCCTTTGAGCTGATCCTTCGCGATGCGGTCGGTCAGCAAAGGCTGCGCCGTGTCCTGACCGTCGATCATCATGACCATCAGCGCGCCGCCGTACAGCCGGCTCCATTTGATCGTGTCGCCCAAGCTCTGCCACATGCAGAGTTCGTTGATGCGGGTGTGGATTTTTTCGATGTCGTCAGGCGGCGTGTCGGAATTCATGATCACGCCGGCCCGCGTCATGTCGTCGGCCACCACATCAACCGCGGCGCCGACGACCCACGAGCCGCGATACATCCACTCGAGCTTCTGCCGCAGGCGAGTGAGCGGCAGATAGCCGTAGGTCGTGGCCGCCATCAGGTTTTGCGTGCCGATGCCCACGCGCGCGGCGAAGTTCTCCACCGAGTCCGTCGTCATGGCGCCTTCCCATGACGATGCACCGGCGCGCACCCGGATGCGTGGGCGCGTGCCTGACATCAGAGGTTCGCCCAGACGTTCAGGTTGGTGGCGGCGACGAGCTGAAAGGCGCGCGAGGTCGCGTCCGCGTCATCATCGTGCGGGAGCATGGGGAAGCCCTCGAGCATCTGAAACCAGCGCTCGTTCCAATCGCCGCGCAGCACGAGCACGTTGCCCGCCTGGGCCTGGGCCGAGAACGGACTGAACCGCGTGATCTTGTCGCCGGTCTCGGGCGAGTACTCGATAGGGAAGCCGGCCAGCATGCGCACGAAGGCGGCGATCTGATGCTTGCCCGCTTGGCCTGGATCCTGTGGCAGCCCGACCTTGCAGCCGTAACCGTCCTGGCTGGACGTATTCAGCACGACACGCTCGACATCGGCGGGTGTGCCGCGCATGGCTGAGGCATGCAGCACGATGTACTGGCCTTGCAGCGTGCGGCCGATCTTGACCGATGCCGTCCAGTCCGGATCGTTCTCTTTGGTCTCCGGCGTCGCCGCAAGATCCCAGCCGCGTCCGCTCAGCACCAATGCTGGCGGGATGTCCACCACACGAACCCACGAGCGGTTGAAGTACAGGCCAGCGGACGGCCTGATCTTCCAATTGCCGTTCAACAGCCTTTCGCGTTCGACCGCCGGCAACATCATCAGATTGCCGAGGTACGCCGGGTCGTTGCGCATCAACGCCGGGTTGTCGGCCAACTTGGCGGCTATGAATGTGGCGGATTTGATAGTCGCTCTCGATTGCCCGGTTGCGCGCATCGCCTCGTGTTTGCTGTCGAACCAGAGCAGCCCATCGTCGGGGCCGCGCACGAAGTAGCGGACGACGCCGGAGCGTTCGGCGATCGGGTAGCCGGACTGCTGGTCGATCCACCAGGCGATGAACTCGGCGACCCACGAACCGGCATCGGCATTGCAGCTCGCGCGGATGTATGGCCGCACGCCGGTCAGACCGCGGTTGCGGGAGAGCAGGTAGAAGAACTGATGGCGGGTGAACGTGGTCAGCTCGTCGAAGCAGATCAGCGGAACCTGCGAGCCGTGCCAGTCCAGGACGGTGTGTTCATATTCCAAATGGCTGAGTTTGACGCTGCCGCCGTTGGGCCAGCGCCATTGCAGCAGATGGTTGATCGGGATGCCCTGGCCGTGCGGGAACACCTTCATGCTCTCGGACCACAGCCCGCCCGGGCGACGGATGTCGGTGGTGTTGCGGCGGAACATCACCGCATCGAAGCCGCGTGTGCGGGAGGGGTAACGCATCGCTTCGAGCAGGAGCGCCCACGATTTGCCCGAGCCGGCGGCGCCGCCGAAGATGGCGATGTCGGCCGATGAGCTGAGGAAGGCGAGTTGCGGGCCTTCCTGCGGCATGATGCGGCGTTCGGTTTGTCCGATGGCGGCACTCATGCGGCCTCCTCGACCTCGCCTTCAATGATCGGGCCGTCATCGTCAGGCTCGGGCTCGTCGCGATGGTTGGGCGGCATGTAGATGTGCACGGTCTCGGCGCGGTCCTCGCCGAACAGGCCGTCGAGCACGGCGGCCTCGGCGCCCTTCGGCAATTTCCATTCGTCGCCGGCCCGGGTGAGCAGCCAGAACTTGATGGCCGAGACGTTGCCGCTCATGGCCTGTTTGACCAGCGAGGCGCCGATCGCCGCCTTGACCCGCTCGTAGCCGCCAGCGAGTTCATGACGAAAGGCGTGAGCGAACGTCTTGTTGGACACGCCGATCACCTCACCGCACACCCGATGCGAAATGCCGTTGGCGACGAGGACGCGCACCAGCTCGCGTTGCTCGTCGGTGGGCACAAAGGCCGGTCGGCCGACGCCCGATTTGCGTGGTGCGGAGGCGTCCATCCATAAATCCTTCGGTTCATTGGTTGTGGGATTATGCCGAGGCCGCTGTTCATTCCGCTGCGCGGCGAATTCTTCGATGCCTTCGCGCGTGGCGAGAAGACCGAGGAATGGCGTCGGCATGGGCCGCGTTGGAATGACGAGGTCTGTTCGGTCGGGCGGCGTGTCGTGCTGTCACGCGGCTACTCGGGCGCGCGATTATCGGCCCGGATCACAGCGATTGCGGTGCGTCCTGCGAGACTGCCTGAGGTGGTCGCGATCTACGGCAGGGACACGCCGTGCCTGGTTCTGACTCTTCAGGTGGCAACCACGAGACGAGCGGCGAGGTCGCGGTCTTCCATCGCCGGCCCGCAATAGGCGAACACGGCGTTGGGCCGTCCACCGAAGCCGCCGGCCATGTCGGGCGCCGATGAGATGTTGACGTTGCGACGGCTCGGACGCCCTGGCGGCGAGACGAGGTCCCAGACCGGCGAACGATCGAAGGATCGGATCAGCATGGGGTGCGCCGGATAGGCGTGATAGCGACGAGCCGCGGCGCGATAGGCCGAGGCGACGCGGTCGGCGAGCACGAAGGCGAGGCCGAGGCCCTGGAAGTCGGGCAGTGTGACCAGCCGGCTCATGCCGTAGATGTTCTTGCTCTTGGCGTGCGGGCGATAAACGACGGCTGCGAAGGCGGCCGGAATGCCGCTGACCGACAGGCGATAGCACCGGGAGGCTGGCGGAAGGTCGGCGGTCAGATAGTGAAAGCGAGCGAAGGCGCTCCAGGCACGATGGTCGACGCGATGGATTTCGCAGTCGAGGGGTGGTCGTCGTTGAAGAGACCTCCAGCGGAAGTCCATGGTGGCCGGGTCGAATATCCAGTCCGGCTGCAACCAGTCTTCCAGATCGTAATGGCAGGTGGCGGCGACGAAGCGGCGTGAGGCGTCGCGGCGGATGAACTTCTGCACGGCATGGGCGCCGATCTTGGCCACCTGGCGATCAACCACCGAGGTGAACTCGTCGCAGACCACGGCGGGTTTCCCATCGAACGCGTTCGATGGGGTCCCGTGATCATCGCCTTCGAGCAGGCGGCGCGCGAGATCGACGCGGAAGCGCTCCCCATTGCTCAGGACGGCGTACGGGCGCAGCCACGCCGGGATGGTGTTGAAACCGACCGCTTGGCAGATGCGGGCGACGGTCTCGACGCTGTGGCGGCGGTCGAAGTCATCAATCACCGAGGCGCCCGGCCATTCGAAGGACAAGGGCGCGCCGAAGATGCGGTTGAGAATGGTGGTCTTGCCTGAGCCTGAGGGCCCGACGATCAAGCCGATCTGCCAGGGCTGCTGTTCGATCGGCAATTGGCCGTGCCAGTTCAGCGTGGCGCGCTCGGTCGGTGGCACGTCGAACATCGATGAGACTTGCGCGGCCCGCGCCGAGTTGGAGATCGGCGAGGTAACGGTGATATCGATCTCGGGCATCAGGTGATCAGGGGCTTGGCGGTCAGGCCGAGGGCGCGGATGCGATCGATGGCGTCGGCCTGGGCGGCCTCGTCGGCGCATTCGACGAGGACTTGGTATTGCAGTCCGTCATGGAGGCGACGTGTCACGGGGGTTCCTTCGCCGAGGATGGTGGAGATGTCGGGCATGTTGAAGCCGGTCAGCGACAGATCGAAGCCGGCGACGCGGAGGTCGCCGAACTCGCCGCGCAGCAGATCGATGTCCCAGCCGGCCTCGAGGGCGAGCTTGTTGTCGGCGATGACGTAGGCGCGGCGCTCGGGCTGGCTGAGATGTGAGAGATCGATGGTGGGGCCTGTCCAGGGATCGGCGTTGCGCGGGATGGGTTGATTTGCCTCGGCCATCTCGATGGCGGCGGCGAGGCGCGCATGGCCGGCAATCAGGCCGGACTCGGCGATGAGCATGGGGTTCGTCCAGCCGAAGCGGGCGAGCGAGGCGCGGATTTTAGCGAGCTGGGATTTCGTGTGGGTGCGTGAGTTGCGCGCATAGGGTTCGAGGTCGCGCAGCGGCCGGTATGTCACCGATAACTGTGTCGCCTGCCGATCGTTACCATTGTGGCGTGGCATGCGGTGGCCTCATGGCGTGAGGATGCGACAAAAGACTGTTTCGCTAGTTGAAACAGTTGCGACAATAACTGGCCGAATATTGCTGCGGGTGCCGTCTGATCGTGTCGGAAGCCATTGATCTGACAAGGAAATAATACAGATTGTTCCGTTGCGGCAATCTGCGACTATCGCATTGCTATCGATGATCTTTGACAAATGAATACGGATCGCACGCCGCCCCACACGGGGCGCGGGGGTCGCTCGGGGGCCAAGCGCACGTTGCGCGGGGTCGAACCCATCCACGAGCCGCTTACGCGATGTGCACGTCTACCGCGATCCGATGATCTGTTCCTGATCATTTCCCGTCTTTGACAAATAAATCCGCCACCCTGAGCACGAAACGACATCCGTGGTCGCGCAGCCTATCGGCGCAATCGGATGCACGTCATGCGAGGGGAGCGGGTTTCATAGGCAACCCAATTCACCGCATTCCCGCGCTTCGGCGCTGCCTGTAAGGCGATGCGGGGTGATGTTCGTGGATGTTTAGTTGCATCTCGGTGCAACCCTCTGCCCGTGGCTATCGGGGTGAGGGCGGTTACCTGCCTGCAAGGCGTGCGACGAAAGCTGACGCGAACAGCACCGGAGTGGTTTGGTGTGTTCTTTTCTTTCTGTTGATTGGCATCGTGTGAAGGCTACGGCCTTTGCGCGATGCCGGTCCGGGATGTGAGCCATCCCGCTGAACGAGGCCATGAGGCCGAAACCCAACAGAAAGGAACATCATATGACAATGGATCAATTTGTTCTCGGCGCGCGCGTGCGTCTCGTTCGCCGCGCCGGCGGAAACTACCCGGGTGCGAGTTTCTGCATCGAACCCGGCCCGATCGGCACGGTGATCAAATCGCCCGAGGATTTCTGCGTGGACGAGTTCGCCCCGAATGTCGGGGTGCGGTTTGATGACCGCGTTGCCGATCTCGATATGTGGGACAACATCGTGATCGTGGGCGACGACTTCGACGCCACGGCCGATCATTTCGAGACACTCTGAGACGAAACACGGCGCGTTGCGTCGTGTCCGTCGGCGCCTGCCCCTCCCGACGCTGATGAGTCAGGGGCAAACAGAAAGGAACAACCCTATGCGCAAGCAAATCGAGACGATGAAGACGAAGCTGCAGACGATGCTCGCCCGCGCCGAAGAGAAGGCCGACAGCGAGAACGAGACGGTCGGCGACAAGTACGCCGCCGTCATGGACGGTCTGCAAACCGCGCTCGACGGCCTGGACGAAGCGTTGCTCGCATTTGAATGACGAAACGCGCGGTGGATGAGACATCGCGCGTCTGCATGGAACCCCGCCCATCCTGCACTGATGAGTCAGGGCGAACAGAAAGGAACATCACAATGCCAAAGACCACAATCATGCTCAAGGCCGACGTTGCGCAGCGCAAGGCGCGTCATACGTGCCCCCAGTACGATCAATTCAAGAAGCCATCGCGCAAGGCGTCCAGAGCGAAGATTGATCCGACGACAACCGCCGAGGCGGATCAGGCGATCTACGAGGCCGCACTGAGTCAGGTACGCGAGGCGATGCGCCGCTTCGCCGGCCCGCATGCGTCCAAACGCCAGCTCAAAGAGATCGACGCGGCGCTGAGCGAGGCATTCGGGCAACTCGACGCCATCGCGTACGATCTTGTTTGCATGTGACGAAACGCGGCGCGCGCAGCGCTGCGTCTGCACGGACCTGCCCCACCCTGCACTGATGAGTCAGGGGCAACAGAAAGGAACAACCCATGCCTAAGTTTCGTATCTCATACGAGATCGAATGCGAGGCCGCCAACGCTGCCGAAGCGTTGGAGGGCTTTTTGTCGTCCGGCCACGTTCACGAGGAAGAGTGGACGGTGACGCGGGTTCATCCGCGGCCATCGTCTGTCATCGTGACGGCGCGCAACCCGCGCAAAATACGGCGTGACGGAGCGACGCGATGAGCGACAGCACTTCCCAGCTTGTCGCTGTTCTCGGCATGTTGGGATCGCAGTTCGACGGCGAGTGCCTGAACGCGGCCCGGATGGCCGAGAAAATGCGACGCAAGATGGACAAGACGTGGCAGCAATTGCTGACCGCCGGCGCGTCGTCTCCCAAGGACGAGCTCGGCTGGCTCGCACGCGCGTTGCGTGCCGAGAAAATGGTCAGCGATCTGACGGCGCGTATCGGCAAAATGGAGGCCGAACTTGCCGAATTGCGCAAGGCTCGTCCGAGCGCGTCCGCGTCCTCGACCGGCCCACGTCCTCGCAGTCCCGGCTACAAGTACTCACTCAGCGCCGAGACCGAGCAGATCTTGATCGACAAGATGTTGCTGATCGAACGATCGACCAACGAGATCTATTACATCACCAAATGGCCGCGCGCGCATTTGCGCGTCGTCCTCGAGCGCATCGCCCATCGCCGCAAACTCGAGCTTCATGTGCGGCGACGGTTCGGCAGCACGTTCTATCGTTTCACGCGTGTCTAACCCGTACGGATGCAGCATCGTTCGATGCTGTATTCGCCTGGGTTAGCGGGGACTCATTCCGAGTCCCGCCCAGGCATCGCAATCATGCGATGGATACAGAAAGGAACATCCATGCCTACCATGAAGACGACATCTGAGCCCCGCGGTCAGACGGCCATCATCTGCAAGGTGCTGCAGCACAAGGACGGTTATACCGCCCAAGAGCTGCTCGCCGAGACGGGTGGCACGACGCCGCACAACTCCTATTCGCTCCAGCTCATCGCCGATCGCTTCGGCTATGACTTCGTGTCCCACAAGGGCAGCGAGTACGAGGACGGGCTGATGCGGTATCGCTTCGTCCGCAAGGCGGCCCGCAAGGCCGTGAGCACCCGTCGCGCCGGCAAGGCGAAGGCGGTTAAGGCGGCGGCCGCGTCGACCAAGCGGCCTGCGAAGAAGACCGCGAAGTCCAGGGCGTAACACGAGACCGAGCGCGGCGGGCGATCATATCGTCCGCCGCGAACGGACCTGACCCGTACGGATGCAGCATCAAACGATGCTGCATTCGCCTGGGCCAGTGATGGTACAGGGCTAAACAGAAGGGAACACCGAATGGCGAGAGAGTTTCTCACGTTGAAGCAATTGCGCGAGAGGACCTGGAAGAACCAAGACGAGGCTATTCTGGATCTGAAACGCGCGGGGCTGAAGCCGGTCGGCACCGACTATGTGCTGGGCGAGCATACGCCCGGCAGCAAGGTCTGGCAGTTGCTGGACCGCACGGACGCCGATGGTTCGCAAGAGCCGCCGACGGCCAAGCCGGCGAAGGCCGCGAAGGCTCCCAAGAAGACGGCCAAGTCCGAACATCCGGGTGACGCCGACATGAAAGCCAAGGCCGCGAAGGCGACCGGCTATGACGTTCACTTCCGAGTCAGTCCGACCAAGAAGTTGAACGAGCAGGCCGACACGTTGGAGGCGGCCCGTGCGATCGCCGCGCGCATGAATGCCGAACACGGCAAGAATGGGCGACGTGCGATGATCTACGCGCGACAGGCGAAGGGTCCGTCCATCCCGATCACAGGCGACGATCCGCCTGTGACGAAGGTGGCGGAGAAGGTGAAGGGCGCGAAGGCGAAGCCCGCCGATGCGCCGGAGCCGGAGCCTGCGCCGGAGCCTGCGAAGCCTGCCGAGCCGGCCAACGACATGACGCCGTTGCCGGCGGCCAACGGGCCGTACAACTTCCGTCTCGATCAGCCGCCGGCGCAGCATTCGCTGTTGCCGACGGCGCTCGAATGGTCGCGCAAGACCGGCTTCGTCGTGGCGATCATCGACAAGGCCGGCAACGTCGTGCGCAAGATCGACGGCCGGCTGGGCGGCAAACGTCCTACGCGCACGGCGACGCGCGTGGCAACGCGCACCCCCCGCGCACCGCAGGGCGAGGGCAAGATGGCCACCGCCACGCGGCTGCTGATGCGTCCCGAGGGCGCATCGGCTGACGAGATCAGCAAGGCGACCGGATGGCCGACCGGGCAACGTCATATCAACAAATTAGCGAAGCTCGGCGGGCTGAAGATCGTGAACGTCCGCGACAAACATTGGCGGCTCGTCAAAGCCTGACCCGCGAGGGATGCAGCGTCGGTTGACGCTGCATCTCCCTGGGCCAGACCAGGAAACAGAAGGGAACATCACATGCAATATCACATGCCACTCGATCCGGAATGCCCGGACGTCGCGGCCTTCACCGAGTCATTGTTCGATGACCCGATGACGACAGCGATGGGCGCGCCGGTCGATGACATCATTGAAGGCTTCGACAGACGACATCGCGCGAAGTGCGCGCGGTGTCAGGCATTCGGGGCCGCCAACGTGGAGGTGCGCTGATGAAGATCGGTCCGTGGACGGTGCATGCCTCGATCACGAGCGATCGGGTGTGCGAAGCCGTGGAGCGTCATCTGACCAGCTTGGACAACCCGGGATTTTGCCTCGCTTGCGGCGCGGATGCAGAAGGCGTTGAGCCGGACGCTGAAGGCTACGAGTGCGAAATCTGCGAGGAGCCCGCCGTTTGGGGCGCCGACCAGCTTCTCATCTATCTCGCCTAACCCGCGACCGATGCAGCGACACGTTCTCTGCATCTGCCTGGGTTAGACAACGGGGGCCAGGCCCCGAACAGAAAGGAACATCACATGCGAAAAACTGCCATGACGCCGATCGAACGTGATCGATTGATGGTGCTGTCGCCGGGCGAATGGCCGAAGTGGCCAGTTCTACCGCTCATGCGGCGGGATGGCGATTTTCATGCCGACGACGCGGCGGGATTTCTTCTCGCCGTGGTCGATCAGTCGAGACCGGTCGTTTATCTCGGCACGATCTATCGGACCGACGACATCGCCACAGAAATCAAACAGGAAACCGGCAAAAGAGCCAATTGGTCCCAGATCGTGGCCAGACTCCCAAAGCGGGAGTTCGACACGTTGGATGCCATGCTCTCCGCATATCGCATCGACTGACCCGCGACGGAAGCAGCATCACTGATGCTGCTTCTGCCTGGGTCAGTTTTACCGCGCCACCAGGGGCGCAACAGAAAGGAACAACCATGACTACACGGATGACCATCGGTGCCGTGCTGAAGGCGAAAGCCGGCAAGCACGATCCCGAACCGGTCTATTGGATCAGCGAGCCTCCCGCTGTCTGCGAGCTTTGCGGACAGAAGATCAAGGAAACGTTCGCTGATGCCCGGACGGTTCAAGGGCCTTGGGGCTCCTTGGATCTGAAATGCCTGCGCATCCACGGTGTGGGTGTCGGCAAGGGCAAGGGCCAGGTCTATCGTCGTCAGGACGATGGGCGCTGGCTGAAGGTCGAGGGCTGACATGGCCGAATTGCGCATGAGTCCCGACAAGTACGAGATGGTCCGTGTCGTTGGAGACTGGATACGTGAAAAGGCGGACGTCGAATATGCCACCTTCGACGGCCTCGACCGGTTGACGATCCCGGACCTCAAGCTGCTCTGCCTCGCTATCGGGTGCAAACTCGACCTGCACGAGGTGGCGCGGATGCGTGACTATTACCGGCGGCAATGGGAGTACCGCAACGGCAAGAAGGCAACGGTCGTCATCGATCTGAAGGCGATCACCGACGACACCTGACCCGTGTGGATGCAGCGAGTTAGCTCGCTGCATTCATCTGGGCCAGACCCCAGAGCAACAGAAAGGAACACATGACACATGAGACAACCCGAATGGGTCCAACGACCCGACGGCCGAGGTACGCGCCTCGAGCGTGAGGCAACTCGCGTCGAGGAATGGAGCCCGACCGTCACGCAGATGCGCGATGTCGTCCAGGCAGGGCGCGTCTGCGGACTCGACTTCTCGGAGATGCTGGACCTCATGCCGGAAGGCCACAACTATCTGGTCGGTCAGGCAGAGGTCGAGCGGGCCAGCGAGATAGCATTGGAGGCCGTCACCACCGGGCGTGTGATCGACTTCGGCTTCCTGCCGAATGCGGTCATCCGCTTCGGCGGCGAGCGCGGTGGGCCGCTCTGGAACAGGAGCGCGCTCGCCATGCCGTTCACCGACCCGTGGATCATCTATCACCGCTGGGAGGGACAGACCGGCATGTATCTGGTCAATCCCTCGTCGGACGGCAGGTCCTTTCAGATCGTGGAATTCCAACCAGCAAAGATCGATGGCGAGAACATGCTGTTGATCGGCGACCGCGGCGAATTCCACAAAACGCCCGATGGTTCCGATCTGCCGGACAAGCGGTACAACGCCTGGATGATGCCGTCGGCGGCACGATTTGTCTCCGATGGGATTGCGCGCAATCGGATCAACAACGACGCGTCCTCGCCCGAGGGCGCGGCCGCCGGCAACGTCGGCGATCCGGTCATGATCGCGTTGCTGATCCTGAATACGCGCAACATCGACCGCGAGACGGTGAGCGCGCCGCCGAAACTGCAGGCGGCGCGTCGCAAGTCGGGCAAACCGCCGATCCCGAACTACGATCGGGTGAACTCGGCGCCTTACGTGACGGCCATCAACATCTCCGGTCCGCGTCGCGGACGCAGCGAGGACCTGGGCGGTACGCACCGTTCCCCAGTGCCTCACATCCGTCTCGGCCATCCCCGGACTTACCAGACGGGGCGCAGCATTTTCATCCGCGATACGCTGGTGGGAGTGCCGGACGAGCAGCGCGCGGCGTTCAAGAGCCAGCGCACTCATTACGAAGTGAAGCCCTAACCGAAGCACCGCGCGGTTCGCCGCCCGGTGTTTCGGCCAGCGCTTCGCTGGGCAACAGAAAGGAACACCAAATGCCGAAAACCGACGCGACAACAGAGCGGGACGCGATGGTGCAAGCCCTGCATGACAGCATGGCCTTGCGCAGTCCCGCCGAGTTCGTCGAAACGATGGAGTTACCCCACGATCTGTATGTCGCCATTGCCACCGGCCGTCCCGAGCTTATCACGCTCGCGACGGCACGGGACATGACGGCGGCGGAAGTCGCCGAGCTCTACGAGGTGATCGCGGTCCTGATCCGCACAAACTACGCGCTGCAGGTTCACGCTCGCGAGCTTGCGAAGATGGCGAGCGATTTCGGTCGTCAGATGCACGGTGCGGCGCGTCAGATCGCGGCGATCGAGCAGTTCGCCGACTTCCGGAAGTCAGACAATGACGACCGGTGAGCTGCGCGCCAGTCTGCGCACGACGTCCGAGGGCTTTCGTCGCCTGGGGTCTTCCCCTGGCGGTTGGCTGCTCGCGGAACTCGTGCTGCAAGTCGGCGTCGACTATACCGCGCGGCCATTGCCGCGACGCTACATGCGCCGTGCGCCGAAGCAATGTTTTGCCAATGCCGCCGCCCTGGTGCGACGCACGCGCGGATTGACTTACGTGGAAGGCTTCGTCCGCACGGCGCGCATCCCGTTTCCCGTGCACCATGCGTGGGCGGTCAACACGGACGGCGAGGTCTACGATAACACGCTCGGCGATCCTGAGACCTGCGCCTATGTCGGGGTGCCGATCTCGCGGCACGATTATGCGGCGCAGACCAGTCCCGACAGCGCCAGCGTATTCCTCAATCACATCGGCATCCTGCGCGTGGACTACATCGTCTCGCGCTGTCCCGCCTTGCGGGAGATGATGCCTGCCTGATCAAGATGGAAGCACCGCGCCGCCCCTGGCGGTCCGGTGTTTCCACCCCGATCAGGGGACAACCAACAGAAAGGAACACCGATGAACAGATACGTGGCGTTCTGCGCCATTTCAGTTCTTGCTGCGTGCACGATGGCACCGCCGCAGCAAAAATCTACAATCGCCGTCGACCGGTACGACGGCTCACCATGTTGGCCCAACGACCAGCCGGATGCTGGACGGCCGCTGGAGCCGGGCGAATCGCAACTGCTGCACTTGTGCGGCTCGAACCCACGCCAGCAGGCGATCATGGACGCCGAGTATCACAAGGGCATGGCGGAGTCGGCGGCTTATACGCGTCAATGGCAGGCGCAGCATCCCGATGCTCGATCCTATGTCGGCATCAGCACAAGCGGGCGACCGCTCGACTGCGTCGGATGGACCGAGGGAGGCGTATGGCAGTCTTCGTGCATGAGCCATCCCGGAGCCTGGCCGGGAGTTCGATGATGGACAAGACGAAGACGCCGCCGCGCGGTGCGTTCGATTACCTGCTGCGCGACGTGGACAAGACGATCTGGCGCGATGCCGACCTGGGCGACGCGCCACCTGCGCCACCTGAACGGGGTGGCGGCGGTCCGCGCGTACGCGTGGAGATCGAGATCGTGCAGCGCCCGCCCGCGCCTCGGCGTGAGTGGGCGATCAACAAAGTGCTGTTCTGGGTCGTCGCGATCATGCTGATCGCTGGCCTGCTGGGCAGTCTGCACGCCTGACTCGCGAGGGATGCAGCGATACGCTCGCTGCATCTCCCTGGGCCAGACACGGAACCAGGGCAACAGAAAGGACGACACCAAATGATGCACCGAGAAAGACTTGATCGGCAGATCGCAGTGCTGCGCGAGGTCGCGGCATCCGAGCGCGTATTCGACATGCGCGCTTGGATAGAAAAGCCGCGCTCTCATGAAGGCGCTTGCGGCACGTCCGCTTGCGCGTTCGGCTACGGCGCGCTCGATCCGCAACTGCGGGCCGAGGGGCTGCGTATGGCGGTCGGCTTCACCAAGGAGGGCAACGACGAGAAGACCTGTGTCGATGTCGCCTCGAAAGCGGAATACAACGCGCTGGTGATGACGCTGACGCTGGACGAGCTCAGCACGCTTTCCGCCTATCCGGAGTTCGGTGGGTTGTCAGGCTTCGAGGCGGCGGTGGAATTCTTCGGCATCACCGAGGACTCGGCGAGCTATCTGTTCGATCCCGACTTCTACCCCGATCGCTACGACATCACGCCCGAGGACGTGATCAAGCGCATTGAGAGTGTGATCGAGTTCGACGGCAGGATACCGCGCTCCTACGTCCACAACGAACAAGAGCCGGAGGACGACGAAGAGAATTCCTGATCGAAGGGGCGCCGCATCCCACTTGGGGTGCGGCTGCCCTTTCGACCAGCAATTCGCTGGGAACAGAAAGGATCAACACCATGAAGAAGCCCAACCGGGCAGTCCGCGAGGGGCGTTTCGACTGGCTGAAGCAGCACCGCTTCGATGTCGAGTTCGCCAAACGCATACTGCTCACGACCGGCGAATGCCGGCCGATGTTCGTCATCGTCGGCAAGGTCCGCTCGTCGGTCATGCCGGCGCTGTGGAACAGCGACGACGAACGCGACACGATGTATCTGCTGATGACGTTGCTGGCAGCGGCGGACAATGCGGTCGGTCTCGTGTTCATCGCCGAGGCTTGGATGCGCGGCGTGCTGCAAGTACCGGGAGAGACCACAGCGCAGACGCGCGAGCGCGCTATGCAGGTGGCGCCACGTGACGCGGAAGACCGGATCGAGGTGATCCACGTCGTGTGCTGTTACCGCGACGATGCCGGCGAGAAGCAGACGTTGTATTCGATCCTCGAGATCGAGCGCGACGCGACCGGCAAACCGACCGGGACACGTCCCCGCAACATCGAGGGAATCTCGATGGAGTCGCGGCTGATGACGTGCCTGCCGCCCAAGGAGTTCAGCGAGGACGAATGCGAACTGGCGCGTCGGCTGGCGATGGACACCGCCGAGCGCGCCGGCATCAAGCTGAACCTCGTGCACCCTACTGTCGGACACGCCTGACCCGTACCAAGGCAGCATGAGCGATCATGCTGTCCTGGCCTGGGTCAGATCATCGCGCCACCAGGGGCGCAACAGAAAGGAACACCAATGACCAAAGCATATCTGATTGACTCGGCCGCGCGGGAAGTCCGTGAGGTCGAGCATCATCAGAACCAGAAGCCGACGCTGCAGGACCATCTCGGCGGCTACATCGAGGTCGCCTGGTCCTGGTCAACTGGCGAGGTCTGCTACGTGGACGAGGAAGGCCTGTTCAAGCCGCAGCGCGGCGGCTACTGGCTGGCAGGGCGTCCTGACCAGCCGATGGTCGGCAACGGCATCGTCGTCGGCCGCGAGGTCGAGGACGACGCCGGCTTCCACACGGAGCCTCCGTCGTTCAGTCTCGATTTCCTGCGCGCTCAGGTCGTGTTCATCACGCGCGCGGACATCGATGCCTGGGCCAAGGGCAACCGCTCGCCCGGCGTGGCGTTCACCGGCTTCGATGCCGGCGGAGGGTTGGCGACGACCGAGGTCATAGCCACGATGGGCGAGATTTACGGCGAGATGCCCTCGCCGTCTTATCCCGTGGTGGTCGACTCATTCGGCGCGCAGATCATCGGCGAGGCGACGACCGAACGGGACGCGGCGTTGGTGCTGCGGACGTGGTACACGACGGAACGTCCCGGCTCTGGCGTGAAGATCGTCGGCGCCGAAGTCGGCAACGTGCTGATGGGCAAGAATGATGCCCAGGGCACCTACGAGCAGGCGATCCAGGCGTGGATCGGGAGGGCGGCATGAGCGACGATCCGTTCCTGCCGCCGTCGGTTCCGCTGATGTCGGCAGTCAAGGCGCGCAACATCGCCCGTAGCTGTCAGGCCATGGCCAATCATCTCCGAGACCAAGGCGTCGAGTCCGGCACCGTCCGACTGCTCGAACAGCGCAGCGCATGGTGGATGGCCTATTCCATCGCTCTGTCGCAGATACCGCCGGGCAAGATCGACATGGGGGAGTCGCCGTAATGGACCCCGATGCCTGCCTGCGGGCGTTGCTCGACGCGTTCCGCGACGGCGATCGCGAGGCTGCCTACCAGGGCCTCGAGGACTTGCTGGATTGGTGCTCCAAGGGCGGCTTCCTGCCGAAAGACCCGCGTCTCGACGTTGGTCTGGAAGCGGCCGCGGCGACGGCAGAGCATCTGCGCCTGACCGCGCAAGTGCTGATCAAAACGGCGGAGAACTACGAGCGCGCGGTCACGCGAGGAAAAGAACACACCAAACCAGGGTAGCTTATGCAATGCAAAGGGCGCTGGCGGGAAACCGCTGGCGCCCTTTTTTTGGGCCACGGGCGCGGCGATTCCCGGGCAGTCTAACTAGAACTATGGCTGATGACAGCCTGCATAGCAATACCTTGATTTTCGGCCTGCTTGCGGGAGTCGGTCCGCAGCACTATCTTTCGCCCAGGAATGGCAGGCAAGACAGCAGGCCCCTCGTCCTATCGGGGAGTCGGTGCCCTCACCGGGTGAGTCATGTTGTTCCTTTCTGTTTGGAACGGCGGTGCTGGTCGGCGCCGCCGTTCCTGCGTACGGACGCCTGTGGTCATTCCCGCCGGTCGAAGAACTGCTCGATGATCTGCCGGACGTGCTTGTGGATGCTGTCGGCGACGAACAGCGCATCGCGCCGCGTCGTCATGCCGAGGCTATGCCGCGCGGTGAGTAACTCGATACCGACCTGACGCGCGACCGGGTCTTGCGTGTTCCGGTTCATCGCATCGGTCAGCGCCTCGAGCAGCGGCAGGTGTTCCTCCGCGAGGACGGCAGTCTTCGCCCGGCCGCCGCCATGCGTGGTGAACGTCTTGCCGAGACCGGTCTGGAAAAAGTCGCTCATGCGACCTCCAGCATCCTGCCCTTCGCCAGCGCCTCGTCGATCTCGGCGGCGTAGTGATCGGCGAGCACGTCGAGCGCCGCCAAGAGGCGGCCCATCTCCACCTTCGGATCACGCGGCGGGTCGTTCGCATGGCACCACGCCTGGACCGATCGATTGAACAGCACGATCTCGGTCACCAGGACGCGCGCAGGCGGCGCGAGCCGCAGGAGGGCGCGTCTGGCCTGCGCCAGCGCCCAGACCCGCTGTACGGCGCTGCCAGACGGCCCAGCGACCGGGCCGAAACCGCTCCGACCGAGCGCCTCCATCGAACGCGCGCCTTTGCCGATCACCGCGATGTCCACCTGGGAGCGCAAAAGGTCGGCCGCGAGGACCTGCCGCTCGTCGATCTGGCTCCCCTTGTTCAGCATCATCCGGCGCAACGGGCAGTACGTCCGGTAGCCGGCGATCTCGCGCGGGGCGCGCGCATTGGGCCGCATGTCGTCGGGATCGCGCCATGCGCCGCGCATGACCGCGGTCGGGCCGGCGCCGATCACTTGGCGCACGCGGGCCGGGCCCTCGGGGTCGTGCGAGGCCATGCGCTGCCAGCCGTGCACGACGGCCCTGGGCGAGACGGTCTCGGGCGAGGCCTTTAGCAGGTCGAGTGAGAGCCGGCCGCCGCCGGCCATGCGGACGATGGCGACGATGCGCCACACCTCATCCTGCCCGCGACCGGCGAGGTAGTCGCCCGGGAAGGGTGCCGGGCCGTCCCAGGCGACGATCTGACGCATCAGGGGAGTCTCCATTCGTGGTGCGGGCAGAAATCGCGGTCGGCGCCCATCGGAATTGCACAACGGTCGCAGAGAGGCGCGTCACAGGTCCCGACGAGCAGCGGATAGTCGCAGAGCTTGGTGGACCGGGCGCCGCACTTGCATGGCTTGGAACGCGGTCGAGGGCCGCTGCCGCAGACGATCGCCGTCGTGCCGTCGTCCAGCCTGATCCACTCTGACCAGCGCGGCATTTCAGGCGCTCCCGCCGACGACGGGATATCGCGCATCGGCGATGATCTGCGCGGCGCGGCGGTTGCGGATGATGCCGACGCAGCACGGGCAGGAGACGATCGCCGGGCGGTTGCCGGTGGGCACGACGATCCAGGTGTTCTCGTAGCCCTCGGGGATTTCGTCGGCCTCGCAGGCATCGCGCGCGCGGCACACCAGCACGCCATCAACGCGCTCGTTGCCGCGCCATAGCGGGAACTCGTTATGCGGCATGTTCGGTCTCCTCCTCGATGTCCCAGGGCGCGCGCCATTTGGCGAACTCGATGATCTCGGCCTCGGTCGGCTTACGGGGTTCCGGCGGCGGCTCGGGCTCGGTGAATACCTCGACCGGCTCGGCCTGCGGATCGGTCGCGAGCTGCGCGACGTTGAGTTTCTGGCAGAGCGCCGCGATACCATACGCGCGGCCCGGCACGCGCGGATCGGATCGCAGGCTGGCGAGCAGAGACAGGTCGTCGGCTCGCGAGCGCTCGATCGGCTTCGGCGGCGTCTCTACCGCGTCCTGCTGGTCCTCGACCGTATGCGCCTTACGATACAACGGCCCGGCACGCATCGCCGCGATCGCCTCGGCGACGACCGCCGACGCTCGCGCCTTCTCTGCCTCGGTCCGCTCGCGGCCGCGTTCTGACGCGTCCTCGAGCCAGCCCCGATGCAGAGCGATCCGTTCGGCCTCGGCGTCGGTGCGACAGATGTGGGCAAAGACGCGCGGGGAATATTGGCGATGGGAAGACAACGACTGCGCCATGCGGTTGTGGAAGTCAGCGAGATTGATGTGGGTGAAGCCCTCGGCGCGGTGTTTGAGCCAGACGGAGAGCTTGATCTGATCCTCCCGCGTCAGGGTGGAGTCCTCGCTACCCGGCCAATCAGTCGCCGGGCTGGGCCCGGTCTTGCGGTCCTTCCACCATGCAGCGAGGCGGTCGGCGATGACGATGCCTGCGGGGAACTCGTCCAGGCCGTTCTTGATCGCGTTGGCGGACTCGAACGTGAAGGCCTCCGCTGGATACAGCACGCGCAGCGAGCGGGCGGTCAGTTGGATGCGCGCCGCGAGTTCCTTTGCCGGCAACGACGGCTTGAAACTCGACGCAATGTCCGTCAACCAGGTCGTGACGACGATCTGCTTAGTCGGCATTGGCGGTCTCCTGGCGCTTGAAAGCCTCTCGAAGCAGTTGCTGGGATGATTTCCATCCAGGCAATTTCCACGGGCCGTTGTGCAGCCATGTGCGTGGATGCTGGCGGAAGTCGCCCTTCGCTGGATCGTGCTTGGCGAATTGACCGTCGTCGTCGTCTATCGCATCGACCAGAGCGTCGATGATGTCGTTGTAGTCGTCGA